CGGACCAGCGCGTCAAGCTGGGCCTGTCCTCGACGTAATCCATCAGCGGCACGGCAAAACCGCAGGATGTCTGCACCAGATCAAACGCAAGGCTGACGATCTGGCGCGCACCATGCGGCTCGCGACCGTCGAAATGGGCCGCCAGCAGCGCCGCATATTCCGCTTCCCCGCGCAGTATAGAGCGCCCGCGTCCGTAAAGACGCAGGATCATCGGCGCGCCTTCGAAAGCGCAGAACATGATCGTCAAACGACCATCCGCCTTCATGTGCGCCGAGGTTTCGCTGCCCGAACCGGTCTGGTCGAGATAAAGAACCTCATTCGGCCCCACCACGCGCAGGCAATCGAGCCCTTTGGGCGAGAGGTTGATGCGCGACCCTGCCGCAGCGCTCGCCACGAAGAACACATGCTGGCGGGCGATGAAATCGGTCAGGCGCGCATCGAGCGCCTCGAACTGCTTGGCCAAACCGGCTCTCTTCCTGCCCGCAAACAAAAGGGGCACCCGAAGGTGCCCCGATTCGTGCGCTGCGGAAAAGAGCTTAGGCCGCGCGCTTGTCGGCAATGGCCTTGAGGGTCGCGGCCTGGACCTTTTCGAAGGCGCGCGCCTCGATCTGGCGGACACGCTCGCGCGAGACGCCGAACTCGGCGGAGAGCTCTTCCAGCGTCATCGGTTCATCGAGCAGGCGGCGCGCCTCGAAAATCCGGCGCTCGCGCGGGTTGAGGATCGAAAGCGCGTTCGAGAGCGCGGCATGGCGGTTATCGCCCTCCTCCCGCGCGATCACAATGGCTTCCTGCGTCGCCGCATCATCGACCAGCGTGTCCTGCCATTCCCCGGCCCCATCCTCGTGCAGTTGCACGTTGAGCGAGGCATCCCCGCCGAGACGGCGGTTCATCTCGATCACCTCGTGCTTTTCCACGCCGAGCTTGGTGGCGATGGTGGCCACCTGATCGGGACGAAGATCGCCCTCACCCAGCGCGGCGAGCTTCGACTTGAGCTTGCGCAGGTTGAAGAACAGCTTCTTCTGGTTGGCGGTGGTGCCGAGCTTCACAAGGCTCCACGAGCGCAGGATATACTCCTGGATCGACGCCTTGATCCACCAGATCGCATAGGTCGCAAGGCGGAAGCCCTTGTCCGGATCAAAGCGCTTCACGGCCTGCATCAGGCCGATATTGCCTTCGGAGACGACATCGGACACCGGCAGGCCATAGCCGCGGTATCCCATCGCCACCTTGACGACGAGACGCAGATGCGAGGTCACCAGCTGGTGGGCGGCCTTGGCGTCCTGATGTTCCTGAAAGCGCTTCGCCAGCATGAATTCCTCGTCCGGCTTCAGGACAGGGAAACGGCGAATTTCAGCCATGTAACGGCTAAGACCACCCTCACCCGACAGCACGGGCATCACGGCAGCAGTCATCTAATCCTCCTTTGGGCACCCGTTTAACGGCGAACCCTTATGCGCAGTTCCATCATGGACCCTGCGGCTTGATGGGGAGGATAGCACAAAAAAAGAATGGCAAAAGAGGGGCGCGATTGCGCCCGCTGCATGACCAAAAAATCTGGATTGCTCTTGGCTCATATCGGGATGAAGCGGCCCGATGACAAGGGGTTGAGCCCGATGATGGCTTAAGCGTCACCCAAGGCTTCCAGCAGCGCGGCGAAATCCTCCGGCGGCTCCTGCTCGAAGGCCAGCTCCTCCTTCGTGCGTGGATGCTCGATCACCAGCGTCTGCGCATGCAGCGCCTGCCGGTTCATCGCCGCGAGCGCCTTGCGCGCCCCTTCCGGCAATTGCGCCTCGCGCGTCTTGAAGCCGGAGCCGTAGAGCGCATCGCCGAGCAGCGGATGCCCGATATGGGTGAGATGCACGCGAATCTGATGCGTGCGTCCCGTCTCCAGCTCGCAGGCAATCAAGGAGGCAACCACCTTGTCGTTATACGCGAAGCGCTCGAGCACTTCGTAATGCGTGATGGCGAACCGCGCGCGCTCGGCGTTCGACACCAGCATCTTCTCGCGGTTAGTGGAGGAGCGCGCGATACCCGCCTCGATGGTGCCGGTGTTGCGCGGCAACTCCCCCCAGACAATGGCGAGATAGCGCCGCTGAAGCGGCCCGGTGCGACCATGATCGGCGAACTGCTCGGCCAGCTTCTTGTGCGCCCGGTCGTTCTTGGCCACCACCAGCAGGCCCGAGGTATCCTTGTCGAGCCGATGCACGATGCCGGGCCGCAGCACGCCGTTGATGCCGGAAAGGCTGGCCCCGCAATGGGCGATCAATGCATTGACCAAGGTTCCGCGCTCATGCCCGTTGGAGGGATGCACCACCATGCCCGCCGCCTTGTTGATGACGATGAGGTCATCATCCTCATAGGCGACATCGAGCGGAATAGCCTCGCCGACGGGCGAGGCCGGCACCGGCGGCGGCAGATCCAGCGTGATGCTCTCCCCGCCCTTCAGCTTGCGGGCGGGGCTGGTTTCCACCTTCCCGGCAAGGCTCACGCGCCCCTCTTCGATCAACCCCTGCAACCGTGCGCGGGAGAACTCGGGCATGAGGTCCGCCAAGGTCTTGTCGAGGCGTTTGCCGGCGGCTTTTTCGGGCGCAACAAGGCTCAGCGTCTCCCCGCCCAAAGCACCTTCGGCGTCTTCATGCTCGAAATCTGTTTCTGCCTCAGCTGCCACAGCCTGCTCCTCAAACACGCGCAAGAGCAGCAATTCGGCACGCCCCGCGAAATCCCCCCTTGCGATACGCGCGGCTATTCCGTATAGCAACCGCCTTCCGGCCCTTCGCCAATCGCGAAGCCAGACGCTCCCATCGTCTAGAGGCCTAGGACACCCGCCTCTCACGTGGGTAACAGGGGTTCGAATCCCCTTGGGAGCGCCAATCAAAAAACGGGGCCTTATTTTTCAATCACTTAGACGCCGTTTTTGTCGCACCGTGCGACACCCCCGGTTCAGGTGCGACAATCGTGCTCCCGATCTGTTCCGGCTTGATGACGCCAATGGCTACCAGCGATGCCGCGACAAGCTCGAATCCCTCGCTCGCCAATTTCAGTTTGCTGGCATTCCGCGTGTAGGTTCTGGACTGGTTCGCAGAGCCGCTTTCCGACCATGCGAACATTGCATCGAGCATCAAATCAGATGCGCCACCCTCGGCCGCAATTGATGCAGCAGCCTTACGAAGGCCGTGGGGCGTGCAGTGGGGAATGCCAGCCTCATCGCACCTGTCTCCAAACCAATTCCCGAATGCAGCGCCCGTGGAGAACGGCCTGTCCCAGCCACTCAGCAAAAACGCCATGCTTGAATTGCCGTCCGGGGCGGGGCAAGCGTCCATCGCCTGCTTAAGCGGCCATGCGAGAGCCGTCACCAGCTCCGCGCCAGTCTTTGCTCCTGTCTTGCCGGGGCGGAATCTGACAACGCCATCACGGATATGCTGGCGCCCAAAGCTGGCAGCATCGGAGCGCCTGAGGCCGGTAAAGAGCATAAGCATCAAGGCCAGATAGGCGCGCGAGCCGAGGGGGTGCTTCTTGGCGAAAGCTGCGATTTCTTCAAGGCTCCAGATGTGGAATCCATCTGTCGCCACCTTGATCTTGCGCAGGGGGTCGGCGGGGTTTGCGGTGGTGATCCGTACCTTGAACGCCCACGAATAGAGCGCCTTCACGCTCTTGAGCCAGTCATTGGCCGCGCCGTGGCTGGTGGAGCGCTTGGCAACGCCTGCAGAAATGGATTCTGTGCTCATCATCATGCCGCGACGACCATGGGCGGCCTTGAGGTCTTCGAGGATGCGGCGGCGGCGCGTCTTTCCAATGGGGTTGAGAACCTTGTAATCGGGGCTTTCGGTGAAGTAGCGCTCGATCAGCCATCCGAGCGTCTTGGCGGCAAAAGGTGCCTCGCCCTTTTCCTCAACCTCCGGAGCGGGGATGGTCGGCATGGCCGCGCGCAGCTTGCGCATGGCCGTGCGGTATTCCTCCAGGAACTCGGGAGAGCCGGGACGCTCGACAAGGCGGACACGCTTACCCTTCCAGCGCGCATAGTAGCGCGTCTTACCGTGGCGGGATTTTTCCTCGCTCAGATAATCAAGGGTGATGTCCATGTCGCTCATGGAGCAACGCCATCCCAGTCTTCGTCAACTGGTTTCTGTTCGACAGGGTTTTCCTGTCCGGCCTTGAGAGCATCAAATGCTGCATCGAGGTCCCGGATATCCCAGATTCTCATGCGATCGACGGTGAACCCTGCCGGAGCACGCTTGGCGGCTACCAATTCGAGAAACTTGCTCTCGGACATAGAAAAATAGCCCGCCGCATCCGGCAAGCGCAGACCACGAATCGGCATGTTGATACGCATTGCCTGAGCCATCACGAGCACCCCGACGTTTCGCCGCACGCCTGACAGGTCTGGCATGTGCCGGTTCGCACCAAGGCAAAATTTCCGCAGTGACGGCAGGCGTCGCCGGAGATCTGGGGCGCGGCGGGTTTGGCGGGTTGGGCTTCAATAGGCTCAAAACGCCCATCATCGAACTCCTGCACAGGTCGCACCCAGATCGATCCGTCTTTCAGCGCGCAGTAGATGACGCATGGTGAAAGGTCCGCCTCAATCGTGCCGCGCATAAGCTCGACATAGGAGCCGCCTGTCTTCTTGTGGCGATAGGTCTTGTTCATCGCTCGCCCCTCCAGATTTTCTCCGCTTCAGCGTAGTCCTGCTCGGCGTGGGTGGGCAGGAACCCAAAGGAGCGATAGAAATCATAGTGACGGTTGATGCGGTAGATTGTGATCCAGTAGCGGACATGGCGGATAACGGGCCATTTGAGCGGGTTCATTGCCATTATCCCCTTCCTCAAAACGGAATGTCGTTGGCTTCTTCGAGCTCGCGCAGCAGCCGAACAACTTCGCGCTGTAGTGCGCCAACGGTGGCTTGTTCGCGCTTCAGCACGTCAAGCATCTCGGCATTGTTTTTTCGAGCTATGTAAAGCTCGCCATCCAAGCGGCAGATGGTATTGCGCAATTGCGCAGCCGTGCCTTCGGTCGAAGTCTCGATGTGTTTCGCTTTGGCTGCCATTTCACACCTCAAAACGGAATGTCATCATCGAGGTCAGCCGGGCGGCCGGACGGGGGCTGGCCCTGCATGGTGCGCGGGTCATCCTTGGTGCGGGTGGTGCCGTAGCCGTGCTCCTCGCGCTGCGGGCCGCCGGATGGCTGGCCTTCAAGGCTGAGGCGGCCGTCGAAGCGGCCGATCACGATTTCCGTGCTCCAGCGGTCCTTCCCCTCCTTGTCCTGCCACTTGCGGGTCTTGATCTGCCCCTCGATGGCAACGCGCGAGCCCTTCTTCACGTAGCTTTCAATGACCGGGACGATGTTCTGGTTGAACACCACGATGGTGTGCCACTCGGTGGCCTCCTTCCGCTCGCCCGTATTCTTGTCTTTCCAGGTCTCGCTCGTGGCGAGGCTGAAGGTGGCAACCCGGTCGCCGCCCTGGCTGGTGCGGATTTCGGGATCCTTGCCGACGTTGCCAAGGATGATGGCGCGATTGATGCTCATGGTTGGTCTCCGAAAAGGTTGGGATGTTCTGCCGTGCGCGCAGCCTTGCCGGCCCTCGCCGGCGCAATCTGCCGGTGATCGAGCTCGTGCTTCAGCATCGCCAGCGTGGTTTTCTGGAAGGTGCGGGTGGCTTGGCGTTGACCGCGATGGTGCTTCGCTGCCTTGCGGCTGGCCTCCTGATCCCGAAGCCATTTCTGGAAGATGGACGAGCGGGAGGTCATAGCTCACCTCCCGTAGCGGATGACGAGGGCGAGCCATGCGCCATTGGCGACAGCGCAACCGATGGCGACAATGCCGCTGAGCGGCTGTCCGGCGGCAGGGTAGAACCAGATGTTCCAGATGCCCCACGAAAAGAAGAAGGCGGGTGTGAGCCAATGGACGCCGCGTATCATCCGCTCACGCCAAGCCTTGAGGATGGACGGGAGAATGAAGATTGCCCCGGCGGATTCGAAGGCGGCGTTGATGATGTCCATTCTCATCGGAAAGCCCTCGGTATGGTGTTGTATTCGATGCCATCAAGGAGCCGACCAGCAGCTTTCTTGCCGACCCGCAAGATGTGGTGGTTTTCCGGCAAGCCTTCGAAGCATTGGCCGTCCAGCGGCCCGCCGTGAACACGGCGACGATGTGGATGCGCGTAGCGACCGCTGGCGGCGGGTGCGGCTGAGATTGCGGTGGCCCCCTCGACCTGCAGGGCCGAAACCCATTCCCCCCACTGCTTGAAGAAAAACGGCACCTCCGCCGCGATGCACTGATCGCGCAAGGACCGTGCCCAATCTGGGTTCATCGGCCGGGCGCCCGGCCCGCTCTCGCCGCCGACAATGATCCAATCGAGGTGCGGGTGGCCTGTAACGGACGCCCCTTTCAGCGCGTCAAAGACGATCGGGATTCCGTCCATATAGCCGTCAGAAATGCTTGTGAGGTTCACCGGGCCGAGCAACGGCTCCATCGAGAGGCCAACCCAAGGGATGCCGAGCTTATCCTTGAGCGCCAGCAGGCGCGGGATATCGCGGTCAGCCTCCGTCTGATTGCAGACCGTGATCATCAGCCCGGCGTGTTGTGGCCATGAGGTGACGCCGATGGCGGCGAGGCGCTTCTCGACCGCGCTGATTCGCTTGGTGACGATCTGGATATGCAGGCGGGCGCACCGCTCGATCGTCTGCCACGCTTCGGCAAACCATTCGGCCGGGACTTCCAGATCGAACAGGTCCGACATGGACTGGATGAGGACGCGGCGTCGGGAGGTTTGGTGGTATCCGGCGATTTCATGATCCGCCGACCACCAGGAATAACCGTTGTCGAGCTTGTGCAGCAGCGCCACGGCACCCTTGATCTTGCGGCGCGAGGTTCCGACGCCCCAGATGTTGTCGCCGGTGCGCTTCGACCATGTTTCGGCGTAGCAGTGATCGCAGCCGGGGCCGACCTTGGTGCAGCCCCACCAGAAATTGACCGTGGAATCGGTCCATTCGATGTTGGATTTTTGGGCCATGGTCTGCCTCATCAATGTGATGGATTCGAGAGCCCGAAGTCGTCGAGCGTGAAAAGGGAGAGCACCTTGACGCTCGGCGGGAGGTAGAGATCACCGGCAAGCCGCGCCGATGTGTGGATGCGGCGGTTCGACTTGTTCACGATGACAATCGCTGTTTCTGCCGAGGGGAGGCTGATCGCCTGCCGGCAGATCGCATCGGCCACCGCGAGGGAGGTCGATGAGTTGCAGAGATCATCGACGAGAACGACCGGCTTTTCGTTCGCAATTCCCTCATGAAAATTCATGAGGCCGTATTGCTTCCGCTCTTTCCGGGCCACGAAACCGTTGATCCTGAGCCCCTTCATCCTCGCGGCGAAGGGGATGCCGACGGCAAGCGGCGTGCCTGCGGTCTCCGCGCCGCAGACCTGAAAATCCGCCGTGCCCAGATGATCAACAAGCTTGTGGAGCATCATCTGAGAGGTGGCCCGCAGGAAATCAGGGTTGAACAAGCCGTTGCGGAGGTAGAACATCCAGGCGTAGCGGGAGCCTTTGGCTTTCCCCGGCATGTCTCCCCGGATGATGCAGAACCGTTCGATGTAGTCCCGGACGTAAGCCTCGAGCGCCGCGTAATCGTCTGGATCGCAGATGTTGATCTCAGCCATTGACCACCTCCGGCATGGCAGGGATCGAGGCCCACGCCTTCGCCTTGCACAGGTGCTGCGAGCCATCGGACGATTCGGAAATGAGCCAGGCTTCATCGCCGGTGCCGGGGTGCTGCACCCAATGAGCGGCATAGACTTCGCCGCCCGGATCGCTCAGCACGAGGATGCGGGTGTTGTGCGGTGCCGAGGCCATGTCGAAACACCAAGGCGAGGTGATGTCGGGTGCAATCTGGCGAGGTGCTTCGCTGGCACGATCATGCCATTCCAGCAGCAGTGTGATTCCGGTACCAACGAGTTCGCCCTCGCAGACCTCCGCCATGTCGCGCAGCGCTTCGATTGTTTGTTTGTTGAGCCGTGCCATCGCCTCAGAACCTCATCGGCATGAGGACAACGAGCATGTCGTCACCCGTGGCGCGGCGGAACAGGGCCGGCGAGCCGGGGTCGCTGAGGGAAAGGCGGACGGTGTCACCGCCGATCGCGGCGAGGCAATCGGCCAGATAGCGGGCGTTGAATCCTGTGGTGAGCTCTCCCCCCGCATAATCGACCGCCACCTCATCTTCTGCGGTGCCGGGGTCCGGGTTGCTGACCGAGAGGCGCAGCTTGCCTTCGGTGAACTCGCATTTGACCGCTCGGCCACGCTCGGAGGCTATGGTGCTGACGCGATCGGCGGCGGTAGCCACTTCCTCTCGATCAAGGGTGGCGAGTTTTTCATTCCGCTGCGGGATAACCCGCTGATAATCGGGGAAGGTGCCATCGATCAGTTTCGAGGTCAGCACGCGGGAACCGCAGGTGACGCGGATCTTCACGGGCGAAAGCTCGATGGTGGCCTGCTCACCGCCCGCCATCTTTGCCAGTTCGCCGATTGTCTTGCGCGGCACGATCACCCCCGGCATTCCGGCTGATCCTTCGGGGGCCTCGATGTCGATCAGCGCGAGGCGATGCCCGTCCGTTGCCACGGCTCTCAAGGTGGCAGTCCCATCCTTCTCGGGGCAATGCACGTAAATGCCGTTGAGGTAATAGCGCGTCTCCTCGGTCGAGACAGCGAACTGAACCGTCTGGATCATGGCGTGCAGGCTGGAGGTCGGCAGTGTGAACCGGTGCGACATGTCGCCGACCGCCAGATCCGGGTAATCCTCCGGCGGCAGGGTGTGCAGCGTGAAGCGCGAGCGGCCGGATTTGAGCGTGGCCTGCCCTGCGCTGTTCCAGCCGAGCGTGATCTGGCTGTTGCTCGCCAGTTTGCGGACGATATCATGCAGCGTTGCCGCCGAAACCGTGATGGCCCCGCCCCCCTCGACCGCACCGGCTTCCACCGTGGTCTCGGCCTCGATGTCGAGATCGGTCGCCTTCATGCGGATGGCCCCGTCCTCGACGCGGATCAGCACGTTGCCGAGGATGGGGAGTGTGTTTCGCCGCTCGACGACGCGCGTGATGAAGGCCAGCGCGTCCTTGAGCGCGGCGTGTTCAAGAGTGATGGTGGTGCCCGCCTCGGGCGCTGCGTTCCTGGACATGCTGACCTCTTTGATCTGGGTGCCGGTCTCTCCCGGCTGTCACGTCCATGCTCAGACGTTGCAGCTATCGTCCGCCCGATAGCCGGCCTACTCGGCTCTCCCGTCCAGCGGGCCGACCCCGTGTGTGTCCGCCGGTGATCCGCTGCGTTGCCCTCGGAGCCTTTCGCTCGGGATCAGCTCTCCGGCGCGCCCTCGAAGGCAGGGAGACCGGTTGCCTTCGCGGCGCGGTCGAGGTCGGCCTGCACCTGGTTGCGCAGCCAGAATTCCCAGCGATAGAGCTGATAGCCCCACGAGATCGAGCCGCCTGCCGCGCGATACCGGAGACGGGCGGGGATGCGCACCGGCTGGCCGTCGATGAAGGCGGGGATGGCGACCATGAAAATACCGGGGATATCGACCTTCTCACCCTTGGTGTTGGTGTGCTCCTCGACGAATTCGACCGTGCGTTCGCCAGAGGAGAGCCGCTCGGCCCGCTTGACGCGCGCGCCGACGAAGATTTCAAGGCTGCGGGAGAGGGCAATCAGCTCATTCGGCGCCGCGAATTTTTCCTTGAAAAGCCGCTCATACTCGTTGGCCTCAGCCACCAGCGGCACCGACAGCTCGGCAGCGTGCTCCTCGAGGAATGCCGCGAACTCCGCCTGCTCCATCAGCTTGCCGTTGGCACCGATCCATGCCTTGAGCTCATCGGTGATCGGGAACGCATATTCGATACGATGCTTGAGGTGCGCAGGCTGGCTGTCGATCTGGTGATAATCGATCACCGCCGTCAGCTTCGGCTCCGGCCACTCCGTGCGGGCAAAAATCGCGCTGTGCTCGCTCTTGTGCCGATTGGCGAGGGCGATGAAGCTCTCGAGCGTGGTGATCTTGGCCGTGCCAGCGCGCCGTGCCGGGCGCTGGCGATAGCTTTCGATCACGTTTGCCAGCCCGCTGACGGAGGCATGGGAGGCCCGCGGATCAATCAGCAGCGGCACTTTTTGCCGGCAGGCCATCACCGAGGCCTTCGACCTCCAGTTCCCGGATCTCGATCTTGTTGGCATCGCGGGTCAGCTTCACGATTGCGTTCACGCCCTCGGCCTGATCGGGAATCGGGGTGGAGGCGAACGGCTGCAGTGTGGCGAAGGCTTCGCCTGCGAATTCGGCGGTGGGTTCCATGACAGTTCTCCTTGAAAAGTTGCTCAGGCCGTCTCGCGGTCGCGGTCGGCGGTATCACGCGGGCCGAACATGTCGGCCTGGTTCGGGTGCTGGGTCGAAATGCCGCCCTCATAGGTCCAGAACGGAGTGCCGGAGAATGCTTTCTCTTCGGGCAGCTTCGACTTCACCGCCGGCTTGATATCGACATGGCCGCCGTCAAAATTCAGCGTGAGGCTGATGGTGATGGTGGCGCTGCCCTTCTCGTTCGGCAGGGCTTCGAGCGTGCGGATCGCTTCCTCGAAATGCTCGTCGCACTTCTCGGCAAATTTGCCCCGGCTCAGGAGGCCAAGAACGTCGGTGAATCGGCGGATGGTGCGAATGGACATGGTATTATCCTTCAGGCGGCGGAGGGACGCGGGCGGTTGAGCCGGGCGGGCGGCGTGAGATGCGGCAGGTATCGGCGGAGGCGATCCCGCCAGGCGTCCGCTGCATCCGGCCACGGCCAGACGGTGAGTTTGCCGTTGAGGCGGACAGGGCGGGCAGACTCGATGTCCTCTCCCCACGGGCGCGGCGACGGACCCAACAGGTGGCGACGCTCGGTGGAGAGCATCCGCAGGTCCATTTCCTTGACGGCGGCACGCACATCATCCGGCAGGGGCCATGCGATGCCGGCGGCGGCATGGATGGCGGTATCCACGTTATCCTTGAGGGCTTTCAGCCCCGCGTAGGCGCAGCGCTTCCCCTCGGCGTATGCCTTTTTCGGGTCAAACCCGGCATCGCTGCGCAGCATGGTGTTGCCCGCTGCGCAGGCCCCCGCATAGGCGGCCAGCGCATGGGAGACGGGCGTTGCCATGTCGCCCACGTAAGCTTCGTGGGCGTCGTGCAGGAGAAACGCGGCGGCGATCTCGGTGCGGCCTGTTTCGCGCAGGAGCGCATCAGCCCCCAGCACGCAATGCTGGGCGACTGAATAGCTGCCAGAGCGGATGTGCCCGGTGAAGCGCGGCTGGCGCGCAAGGCTTTCGGCGATATCCACCTCGAAATCCACCATCTCCGGGCGGGGATCGATGAGATCGAAGGCAATGCCGGTGGCGGTCTGGATCCATGTCATTGGCCCGCCTCCGGCTTCTTTTCGGATAAGACGCACCGAAAGGCCCCATCCCGCGCCCCGCGGGTGTCGCCATCCCAGCGCACGCTGGTCACTTTCGGCGCGCAGCCGTCCTTGTGCGATGAGTCCAGCAGCATCTGCACGGCGGCGATGACTGTTGCCTCGTTGATCAGCATTTCGTTGTTACCGATGAGTTTGGCTGTCATGGCGCGACCTCAGATCGTGCCGCGCAAGGCGGGGCCGGCCAGACCGTAGAGCAGGATGAGCGTTGAACCCGCCAGCGCCAGCAGAAGGGCGATGATGCTGCCGATTTCGTTGCGATCCAGCGTGGCCTCATATTCGGCCATCAACCGCCGCGTTTCGAGACAGGGGGCCTTGTGGAGATCAATCGCCCGCCAGCCCCATGAAAGGAGCGTGGGGATGCGCTCCTTTTCCGGCAGGGCGCGCAGATGATTGATATCTTCCGCCAGCACATCGAAACGGACGGGATCGATGCGGGCAGCGGAAAAGGCAGAAGCCATGGAGGTGTGCGCCAGCATCACGCAGCCCTCCGCTTCATGGCGTTGCGCCGCGCACCGCGATAGGTCAAGGCCGGGCGTCCGCCACCACGCGTGGAATGGCGTCGCCAGTTGAAATGGTCGATTTTCGCCGGCACGCCGGGGCGGCCACGGGGCACAGCCTTGCGGCCCGGAACCATGGATTTGCCGAAGAGGCGGTTGAAAGACAGGCTGTTGAGCGCCAGACGCACAGGTGCGAGATCCAGAAAGCGGCCAAACATCACGCCACCTCGTTCGCAAGGTCGCGGGCGCGGTCGGTCTGAATTTCGCTCTCTTCTGCTGATACCCTCCGGACTACGCTCGTCCGGGGATCAGCATCTGCCTCAAGCAGGCGGGCCGCGGCAAGACCGTGGCGCTGCACCTGCTCGCGGGCCCAGCCGAAGACGAGGTAATCCTCGGTGGTGATGACGGCGTCGACCCCGCGCGCCTTGAGCATGGCGCGCAGATCCTCGGCCAGACGCTCGCGGATGGCATGGGGGTGGCGCATTTCCGCGCGGGCGGTGGGCCAGAAGGCACCATCATCCGAGAGCTTCTTGCGCTCGAAGTCATAGGAAGGGAGTTCGGCGAGGGACAAGGGAGCCTCCATCGGGGTTGATGGAGGGACCGTAATGAGAGAAATTTATCTCGTCAAGCCAAATGGCGTAAATTTATCTCATATATTTTCAAACCACTCATCAAGCGCAGCGACGGCTGCGCCGCACGACGAGAACGATGACGCATGGTTTCCACGCAAAACCACCCAGTTGCGGGCTCGTGGTACAGCCGTTGTCACCTCCCGCAGCTCGCCGTCAGTCGCCATAACGAAATGAGTTTCAAGGCGTGCCTCGGAATAACAAAAAGATGCAATTGGTTGTTTTAGCGGTTTTCCGTGTTTTCCAATCTTGTGTATAGATATGCCACCCCTGTTTTTGTCGTAATCGTCAGGATCAATTGACATAAGAACAAAGTTTTTATCTTTCGAACGTCGCGCAATATGAATTAGAGCGGCGTCCAATGTGTTTATGCTTGATGGGTGCCGCTTGCTTGCGGCTGGCTGATGCAATAATGCATCCGACAGTAGCGGACTACCTTCTGAACGAGGCTGTAATATTTTTAGATTTTCATCGCCACCGGTAAGGTTTGTTACATCTCCGACAAGCAACGCAGAAACGTGCTTACAAAAATACCCTCCGCGACTGAAGGCAGGGCAAGTGCAAAACGAGCGAAGAGAAGCGCCTGCCCCCTCGAACGTAACCCTGTATGGCTTTTTTGCGCTCCCTTGGACGAAGAAGTAAATCATATCTTCGCCTTCAGAGATCATGAATCACCCGCGTGACGCGTCCGACAACGCGAACCGGACCGGCAATATTGATTGCGTGATGCTCTGGATTGTTTGAAAAGGGCTCAAGCCTCGGCGGCCAATCCTCCCTAAATCTCTTGAAGGTTGCGGCGTCGCCGTTCTCTGTAGCTGCAACATAGAATTTTTTGTCGCGCAGGTCTTTCTCAGAGCGATTGACGATGATCGTGCTGCCGTCGGGCGCGATGCGATCCATCGAGTCCCCCACAACATCTAGAGCGATGTGATCTCCTGGCGGGAGATTGGCAACCTGCACGAAACCCGAAGCCTGCCCGCTTTCAACTGTTTCTGTTTCAGCGAATGCGCCTGCCGCGACCCATGAGAGGCGTGGCACGAGTGTTATATCTTCACTGAGATCCGGCTCATCGATAAGCCGCGCTCCGGTGCCATTCACGAGATATGATAGCCGCAACCCCAACGCGTCGCAAATCAGGATCAGGTTGTCCGTTGTCGGCCAAACGTCGGTTTTCCGAATAATCTGCCCCAACCATTCGCGGGGCTTATCGGCCGCGACCGAGATTGCATTGGCGGTTGTGCCCATCTCGGCCAGCCGCATCTTGATGCGCTCGGACATGCCTTGTTTTGTTGGTCTGATCATGGCGCGATTTTAATATCCCTCCATAAAATCGGATATGAGATAAAAATACCCTTGACGTAGAGATATTTTTATCTCAATTCATTGGGCCATGAACCCGATCAACAACCTTCTTCGCCTCGTCAGCGTCTTTGCGTCCGCCCGTAAGGTTTCAGATGCGCGGGCATCGACCCTCATTTTCGGTGACGGCACGCGCGTAAAGCATCTTCGCTCAGGCGGTGATATGGGCGTTAAGCGCGTCGAGCGCGCGATGGTGTGGCTGTCCGGCAATTGGCCGGAAGGGGCTATCTGGCCCGACGATATTTCGCGCCCCGCGCCTCACTCGCCCTCCGAAGTGGAAGAGGCCGCGTGATGAGCTCCTTTTCAGCTTTCCCGGTCCTCGAACCCGCACTGGTCGCATTTGAAAACCCGGATGCGGGTGCCGCTGTCGTTAAAGACGGCAAAGGCCCCCGTCATTTTTTCTTCCCGATCAAGGCGGCGGTGGCCGATGCCGCATTTCGCGCAAATCGGCAATGCCGGCCGTTGCTCCAGCGCCGCAAGACGCCTTTCCAGCTCGTCAACCCGGCGAGGCAGTTCGGCAATCCGCCTCCAGATCGGAATTTTCTCCAGCAGCGGGAGGAGGTCTTTCATGTCAACTGATGGAAGTTTCACGGGTTCATCTCCGGATGGTCTTGCTGCGATCCTGCGCGAGATTATCGCCGCGGGTCTCAAGGTTGAAAGCGTTACCTATCATCTGCGTCCCGGCGGGCCAGCGATCGTGATCGGGACTGACGGTCGGCCGACCGCATCTCAAGCGCCAGAGCCCGACCGTGGGCTTCCTGATCTCTCACGGCTTCCGGGGGCGGCTTTTGTGCGTCTGCCATCTGATGTCTCCGTTCTCGGGGGTGGAGATCGATCATGACTTCCAGCCTTCGTTTTCGCCAGCGCCACAAGGGCACTTTTCAGCTTTTCCCGTGCCGCGCGCCGACGGAGTTCCCGCTCCGTCGCGCCGCCGGGTTCACCGTGCTCGGGGGGTGCTGACATGGCTGTTTCCTCCCCCGTCTTTGCCACTGCTTTCTCTCCTTCTGTCTGCTCCGGCGCTTCGTGCGCCGCCCCTTCGACGCTTTCAGCATCGGAGGTTTTCATGGGACAGTCTTCTCCTAAATCGGGGACACATTTCCCCAAACTCGGGGAAAGTTTTCCCCGGAGCAGGGGACAGTTGTCCCCGGAATGCGCTGACAGGGCTGTGGCCTTTCTGCGCGCGCAGCACCCGGCGAAGCCGGCAGAGGAAATCGAGGCCGCGACCGGTGGGCGGGTTTCGGCCGCCACGGCCAAAAAATGGCTTTCGCGGACCTCGGCCCCCTCCTTCTTCGCGTGCATCGCGCTGATTTCTGCCTATGGCCCCGCTTTTCTCGCCGCCGTGATGGATGAGCAGCCTGAATGGCTGAGCGCCGCAACGCGCGCCGAGCGCCTCGCCACGCTGGAAGCGGAATCCCGCCGGATCGAGGCGGAGCGTGCGCGGCTCTCTGTCCTGCTGGGTCGGGGGGCGTGATGCGCTTGGTCTTTGCGGCTCTCTTTCACTTCTTCCGCACGGTGGCCGCGCTTTCGCTGGCGGCCTCGCGCCTGTGCAACGGGATTGCCGAGTGGTGCCTGCGCCGCGCGGTCGAGGTCAACGGGAGGTTCTGATCATAATGTCCATCGCCTCCGCTGCTGGAAAGCCCTCCGCCCCCGATGCTGAAAAGCCCCTGCAGGAAAAGCCTCTGACAGTGCTGGAGATCCTCGTGCATCTGCGCGGGGCGGCGGATGAATATGACATCGCCTCGCTCTATTACGCCAACATGCTGATGCCCGCGCCGTTCGCCGGCCAGCACCGCGCACTGGTGGAGCAGGCGGCGCGGCAATCCCTCGCGCTGCGTGAGGTGGGTGCGATCCTCGAGGCGCTGGCACGCCTGCCTGCTGCCACGCAACTGAGCCTCGGTTTGCCGGTGCTGGGCGCTGCTGTGTCAGGGGTGGCCGCATGATGGATATCTCGGTCGAGATCATCCGGGGGCGCCCCGTCCGCATTGCGCGGCGCAACCTGCGGCGCGTTATCCGGCTGGCGCATCGCCTCGCCGCCATGGGCTGGCCGCGCCATGCTATCCGCCGGGCGTGTCGCCTGTCGCCCGCCGGGTTGGCGCGTGCGCTGCGTCCCGGCATCAACGGGTTGTGGGGCCACCATGCAACGCGCATCGCGCGGGAATTGCGGGGTGCCGCATGACAATGCTGACTGCCGCTCTCGCCTACGCCCGCCACGGATTTCCTGTTTTTCCCTGCAACCCGACACTCGACAAGGCGCGGGGTTCCAAAGCACCACTGCTGCGACGCGAAACCTCGCCCGGCGCAAAGGATGGCGGGCACTGGCTCGCCTCGAGAGACGATGAGATTGTCTCGCGCTGGTGGAATCGTCACCCGAACGCCTTGATCGGCTTTCCGACCGGCAACCGCACCGGGGCTGTGGTGATCGACCTCGATCCGCGCGACGTGCCGGTAACTGTGATGCTCGAGGTGCTCGGCACGTGGTGCGGCGGGGGGCTTTCGTGGGTGGATCAGACAACCGGCGAGGTTGTTTCGCCTGCCATTGCCCAGACGCAAAGCGGCGGTCTGCACCTCTATTTTGATCACGAGGGCCGCACGGGTGAGCCCGGCGGCAACCGCACCGGACTGTTCTCCCGCTTCATCAAGACCGGCGAAGCCCCTCGCGAGCTCGACCATATCGATGTGCGCGGCGAAGGCGGATATGTCATCGCGCCGCCCTCGGTGATGGAGGGCGGCAACGCCTATACTTTCCTGCGCAAGCCCGCCCGCAATGAGGATGGTAGCTGGCTGCTGCCGCCGCTTCCGCCCACCCTGCGCCGGGTGGTGACGCGCGAGCGTCTTCCGCGCGAGCCGAAGCGGGAGCCGGTGGCGCGCCAGCACCGGGGTGCACATCAGGGTCAAGGGGATGTTGCGCGCTATGTCGAGAAGCGCATCGACGGCATCCTTCGCAGTGTCTCTTCGGCACCGGAGGGCCAGCGCGCCTCGACCATCTTCTGGGCCGCGTGCCGCCTCGGCGAGCTGGTGCTCGGCGGGTTTCTCGGCCTTGGCGAAGCACGGGGGCTGCTGCTCGGCAACCTGCCGACCGGGGTCTCCCCAGCGGAGCCAAAAGCCCTTTCCACCATCGACAATGGCCTTTCCCTGCCCAGCCTTTCGGCCTGGACGGCGGATATGATGACGAGGCGCGCAGCATGAGCAACACATCAACTGCCGTGATGCAGCGCAGGGCAGCGCCTGCGCGGGGGCTGGATTACTTCCCGACGCCGCCATGGGCAACCCGCGCCTTTCTGGCTGAGGTGCTGCAGCAGGAATTCGCGCCTCATTGCTTCGGCTCTGTGTGGGAACCTGCGGCTGGGGGGGGGGCATATGGCGCACGTTCTCTCTGAATTCTTCCCCAAAGTGCGGGCCTCCGATGTGGAGGATTACGGCTGCGGTTTCGAGGTTGGCTCCTACATCGGTGCCGGGCCCGACGTGATCGAGGCGGATCGCCATGGCTGGATGATCACCAACCCGCCCTTCAATCTGGCGGTGGAATTTGCCGAGCGCGGGCTGCACGAAGCCTCCATCGGTGTTGCGCTGCTGCTGCGCACGAGCTGGATGGAGGGCGCGGAGCGCTACACCCGTCTGTTCCGGGAACGGCCGCCGCGCATCATCGCGCAATATTGCGAGCGCGTGCCCATGGTGGCCGGGCGCTGGGACCCTGCCGCCGCCTCGGCAACCTCCTATGCGTGGTTTGTGTGGCATCGGGCTCACCGCGACAAGGAAACGAGGTTGGTGTGGATCGCGCCCGGCGCAAAAGCCCGCAACTGGCGTGATGATGATCTCAAAAGGTGGGCGGCGTAATGCGCTACCTTTCCATCTGTTCGGGCATCGAGGCGGCTACCGTTGCGTGGCACCCGTTAGGGTGGTCGCCGGTCGGTTTTGCCGAAATCGAGGCGTTCCCCTCTGCCGTGCTGGCCGAGCGCTACGGCAGCAACATGCCGGGTGAGCCACTCGCTTCCAATGGCGTGCCCAACCATGGCGACTTCACTGCGTTGATCGATAATCCCCCGGATTGCGATCTGCTGGTTGGTGGAACGCCCTGCCAGGCCTTTTCCATAGCAGGCCTGCGAAAGTCCCTTTCCGACGATCGCGGCAACCTGACCCTGCAATTCGTGAGGCTCGCACATGCAATCGGATCTCTTCGCTGGGCTGTCTGGGAGAATGTTCCCGGCGTCCTCTCGACCGAAGACAACGCTTTCGGCTGTTTCCTGGGCGGGCTTGTCGGGGCAGATGATGCCCTCATTCCGTGCGAGCCTCCGCCGCGCGGAAAATCAAACACCTACTGGCGGTGGCGGGACGCTGGACGATGGCCCGTCCTCGATGACGATGGCGCCCCGACCGGAGAGTTCGTCGAGCGGGCCGAAGGGCATGTCGTCCGATGGCCTGACGCGGGTATGGTTGCCGGGCCTCGGGCACGGCTCGCATGGCGGATTCTCGACGCTCAACATTTCGGACTCGCCCAACGACGCCGTCGCGTGTTCGTTATCGCAAGTATTGGAGGGGGGGGGCGATCCCGCCGCGGTTCTTTTTGAGCCGCGCGGCCTGCACGGGGATTTTGCGCCGGGCGGCGAAGCGCGGGAGATTGTTGCCGCCCTTACTGCAAACGGCGTTGGAACATGCGGCGCAGATGACAACCAAGGCCAAGCCGGCCATCTGATCGCCTCGACCGGAAGGTTATCGCATTGCCTCAATGCTGGCGGCATGGGGCGACAGGATTTCGAGACGGAAACACTGATCGCGCATACTCTTCGCGGTGAGGGCTTTGATGCATCGGAAGACGGAACGGGTCGCGGCACCCCGCTTGTTCCGGTTTACGCCATTCAGGAGCGGGCGGTTTCAGAAAATCCTGATGCTGGCCCGCAGGGAGCGGGGTTCCGGGAGGATGTCGCCTACACACTGGAGGCTCGCCACCATGTGCAGGCGATTGCCTTTCCGGCCAACCTTTCCAGCACGCAATGCGCATCGACCGAAGATGTCAGCCCCGCTTTGGGAGCCAAGAACCCCACGGCTGTTGCCTTTGCTCTGCGCGGGCGGGAAGGTGGTGCGCAGGGGGAGGTGTCCGGTGATGTATCCGGGCCGCTCCGGGCCGCGAACGGCGGGTCAAGCCGGGACTACATTGCTTTCGCTGAAAACCAGCGGAATGAGCTGCGCGCGTTGGAGAGAGCAGGTTCTCTTTCATCGATCAGGCGTGGCGATGCGAAGAATGAAACGCTGATCGCATTCAATTCCAAAGACCATGGTGCAGATGCGGGCGGCATTTCGCCTACCCTGCGCGCAGGCGGCCATTCTTCGAGCCATGCCAATGCCGGCGTCCCGCCAGCGGTCGCGGGAGCAGGATCTGTCCGGCGGTTGACGCCGCGCGAGTGCGAGCGGCTGCAAGGATTCCCCGATGATTACACCGCGGTTTCATGGCGCGGAAAAAACGCAGAGGTCTGCCCTGATGGCCCGCGTTACAAGGCGCTTGGCAATTCCATGGCCGTTCCCGTGATGCGGTGGATCGGCGCGCGCATCCAGCAACATGAATTGGAGCGCCGCGATGGATGATCCGCGCCCCCTCGATGACGTGCTCGCCGATGCTCTGCGGGTTCCCGTATCCCCTGTTGATGATGATCGGCAGGAAGGGAGTGAGGACGCCCGCTCCGAGAGCGATTACGGCGGCGATGGCTATGATGAACCGCCCCGCGGTGGTGGTGAGCCTGAAAAGCCGGACCCCGTGCTGATGCGCTGCGCTGCCGAAGCGCAGAACGACACCGGGAATTCGCGCCGTTTTCGCCAGCGTTATGGCGATATGGCCGGTCTTGAGCGCCGTGTGGTGCATGTGCAGAACATCGGCTGGTATTGCTGGGATGAAAAGCGCTGGAAAGAGGATATCGACGCGCAGGGCGTGCGCCCGCTGGCGCAGCGCACCGCCGAACTCATTGCGCATGAGGCCAAGCTGATCCAGCCGAGCGAAGCTGAAGCGGAAGCGCTGGAAGCCGGTGTCAATGCCGAGATCGAGCTGGATGCGCTGGAAGCCGATATGCTCGCGCTGGAGGAAGAGGCTGAAGACGGCGAAAAGCCGGACCGGAAGAAGAAGGTGGCGCTGGGGCAGAAGATTGCCGGCGCAAAACGCATCATCGCCACGGCCCAGCGGGTGGAAAAGAGAATCCAGTCCCGCCGCACCGACCGGCGGCGCCACGGGAATTCTTCCGGTAACAAGGGCAAGCTCGACGGGATGCTCAACGAGGCGGTGCCCTACCTTTCCCGCGCGATCCGGCAGTTCGACACGGCGGAACTCGATCTCAATGTCGAGAACGGCACGCTGTTTCTCAGGGTCGATGTGCGTGAGGTGCTGGATCTGGACTGCCCGGACCCCGATGTGGTGCGGACGGTGACCGAGCGCCATGTGCGTACAGGTATTCGCCCCCATGCCCGCGAGGACTGGAACACGAAGCTTGCACCGGTTTTCTGGTGCCCGGAGGCGAAAGCGCCTGTCTTCGAGGCGTTCCTCGCCCGCATCATGCCGAATGCGAACCTGCGCGCCTACCTGCAGCGTTTTTTCGGCTACTGCCTGACGCGTCGCACCTCGGAGCAGATGTTCTGCATCTTCCATGGCGCGGGCCGGAACGGCAAATCGACGCTGGTCGATATCATCGCCCGCGTGCTTGACGATTACGCGACCACGGTGCCCGTGGCCTCGCTGATGGCGGAGAACGCCCGCAAGGCGCAGGATGCTACCCCCGACCTCAACCGCCTGCCCGGCGCCCGTTTCGTGCGCACCTCCGAACCAAAAGAGGGGCTGGCGATCAACGAGGGGCTGGTGAAAGAGCTGACCGGCGGCGAGCCGATCAACCTGCGCAGGCTCAACCAGGAGAGCATCGAGGTTTACCCCGAGTTCAAGCTGGTGATCTCGTGCAATTCCAAGCCTCGCATCCTCGGCAACGACGATGGCATCTGGCGCCGCATCGCGCTGGTGCCGTTTGATGTCCAGATTCCCAAGGACGAGGTGGACAAGGCCCTGCCCGACAAGCTCTGGGCCGAACGGTCCGGCATCCTGCAATGGATGGTGGACGGGTGCCGCGCCTATCTCGAAGCCGGGGGCCTCGCGCCGCCGAAAGAAATCATCGAGGCGACCGAGGAATACCGGCTCGCGGAAGACCCGGTCGGCAAGTTCATCATGGCTGCGCTCGATGTGACCCGGAACCCGGATGACATCATTGAAAGCGGGCGGCTCTACGAGGGCTACATCGCATGGGCCAAGCGCGCTTCCGAGCCGCTGCTCGGTGCTGCGACCTTCGCGCGCAAGATGCCGAAGGCTGCGGAGGCGCATGGCTTCCTCAAGGGCAAATCATCCGTCTCGATCTATCAGGGCGTGCAGTTCAAGGGCGGCTTCGCCCCGCCCGCCGAGCCCTCACACACCCGCTATGGCGATCACCGCGCATAGGGAGCCTCGTTTTACGGGAGGCTAGGGAGGCTGGGGAGGCAAGCGCTTCCGGCCTCATTCTGAAACGGGGTGTAAGGGGATCAATGGGTTAGCTGGCCCCGTGGGAGGCTAGGGAAGCTAGGGAGGCAGTTTCAGGGGTCCGCGCGTGAGCGTGTTTTTTGAAGCGTTTGGTTTTGTGAAAAATCAGGTGAATTCAAGTCCATGCGTAAGGTGAGAAAATGCCTCCCTAGCTTCCCTAGCTTCCCAACACTGAAAATAACGCAATGAAATCAATTGTTTTGAAATTCGAAAATCAGGGAAGGTAGCGGGAGTTCATCCTCCCTTGCCTCCCTTGCCTCCCAAAGCAACCGAAAGGGCAGTGAAATGCGAATGACCATCGAAAAAGCACTGGAATGGGCCTACCGGGAGGAGTTGCCGCGCGAGGAGCCGGATTGGCTCGCGGTGGCCGGACTGGAAGCTTCCGCGATTGGCATGGCGGATGCCTCCGGCCCGATGCAACGTTTTCTCGCCAACCCCTCCCAAGCGATCAACGCGCCGCTCAACCGTTGGGGTGTCGTCGGAGTGCGGCTCATGTTTGAGCGCGGCCCGCACCCCGACGCACTTCTGATTGGGCGGGCGGTCGAGACGCTGTGTTCCGAGGCGGTGACGCTCGCCGGGCCAGCACCAGAACCCGACGGCGATACGTTCGGAGCCGAAGCATTGTGGGCGGACGCCTATGCCAGAGCATCTGCCCGCCTGCCGCGCTGCCTGCGCGATGTGATCATCCGTCGCGCCCTCGCCGGGGATATGCAGCAGTGGGAGGAAGAGGCGGTGAGCCGTGTCGCGATCACTCATGAAAACGGGCGACCGCGCTGGTATCGTCTGGTGGAGCGCGAAGCCGTGACGCGCGACGGGCGCAAGACAGGTGAGGTGGAACGGGCGGAGATGATCGTCGATGTCCGCCGCGAACCGGGGCGGCGCCCCGGAAAAGATTGCTACCAGAAATACCGGCTGGAGCCGGACCCTATCTGGATGATTGAAGCGCGAGCGGTTTATACGGCTTGGCGCGCCGCACTGGATTTGCTCCACGCCGAACTTGAGGGCCAGACGACGCGCGTAATCCTGATGCCCGCACAAAGCCCGTGGGAGCCGTGGCAGCAGCCCGAGGCGGCATGATTTGAAAAAAATCATTCAACTCTATTGACATGCGACAGCACATTGACCTAGGCTTCATTCATCCCGATTTATGCCTAAATGCAGGCTATAAGAAACGCCCCTGTGGAGATACAGCGGGCGTTTTTGTTTTTGGCAGGGCAATGGCAACCGTCACCATCAGCTTCGCGGATCAGATCCTCGCCCGTTACGGGCAGCAGATCGCGGCAGCAGGCAACGGCGGTGCCCGCAAGGCACTCTCCAGAGCGCTTCGGCACACGGGGCGCAAAGCCAAGACGCAGGTTGCCCGTGCGCTGGTCGGACAGACCGGCCTGAAATACGGCACGCTGCACAAGGCGGTGCGTGAGATCAACATCGGGGCGAATGCGCTCTCGTATGAACTCATGGCGCGCGGCGGCAACGTCCGGCTCAAGTATTTCAAGGCGCGGGAAACGCGCCCCGGTGTCAGCGCCGCGCCGTGGAACAAGCGGAAGGTGTTCACCGGAACGTTCATGAAGGCGGGCTGGTGGCACAGCGGTCGCGTCGATAAGCCGAACTGGAATGGTCAGGTGTTTCGCCGTGCTGGTGGAACAACCAAGAACGGAAAAGCCAAGTTCGAGGTTGTGCGCTCCGGTCTCTACATCCCTGACGAGATGTTGTCGGGCGCAAGCCTCGCGTCGTGGCACAGCCTCTTGCAAACCGATCTCCTTCCGCGCGTCGGGCACGAGCTGCTGCGCATTCTTCCGCGCTGACCGGCGCGGGGTGGGGGTGGCTATCGGGTCCTTCCCGGCCCCTCCCCCTCTCGCGGGCGGTAAGGCCCCGAAATCCTGCCAGTAATGCAGTCTGAAAATCAGGGTTGACCACGTTGACAACTCCCGCAACCCCGGTTGACGCCCCGCCCCGTGCGGTGATGTGGACCGTTTCGCAGGTTGCCGAGAGGGACAGGGTTTCGCGGCAGGCGGTATCGAAGCATGTCCGTCGGCTGGCGGACGAGCACGGCCTTTCGGTCGAGCGCGATCAGCAGGGTCGGATCACCTCGCTGAACGTCGCGCATTACGACAGCCTTCGCGGACGCTATGCCGACCCCTCGAAGGCTCAGGTGCAAACGCCGCGGCTCGCCGTCGAGCCGAACGAAAGTTACGACGAGGCACTTCGCCAGAAGACATGGCTTGAGGCCGAACGCCGGCGGATCGAGCTTGAGGCGCTGAAGAAGAACCTCATCGAGGTTGATCGCGTCGTCGATGCGCTCGGCGTCGCAGCGGATGAAATCCGTCGCGTTCTCGGGCGCCTTCCGAATCTGGCGGATGACCTTGCCGCCGCTGTGACGCGGGATGGCATCCACGGCCTGCGCGTTGCGTTGGGCCAGCACGGCACCCGCCTTGGTGATGAGGTTGCCGATGCACTGGCGCAAGCTGTTCGCAGGGACAAGGGGGAGCCGACAGAAGACCGTTAGGGGACGATATGGCCGAGCATCCAGATGCGCTTGATCTGGTCTGCTCGTTCCTGTCGCGACGGGTGCGCCCCGCGCGTCCTGTTCCGCTGTCCCGATGGCTGGCAGAGAACCTCGAACTGGTCGATGGCCCCGCAGCCGGGGAGCTCTGGTCGGCGGAGGGCGCCCCCTATCTTGTCGAGATCGCGGATTGCCTGGGCGACAATCACCCGTGCAATCTGGTCACGGTGCGCAAGAGCCAGCAGACCGGCGCCTCCATTCTGGCGCTCGGATGGGTGCTCTATGTCGCCGAACGCGAGCCTGCGAACCTGCTTTACGGTGTTCCGGGGCTTGATGCCCTGCGCGACCTGAACTCGGGCAAGCTGCAGCCGCTGATCGATGCCTGGCAGAAGCGCAACGGTCGGACTGTGATCCAGCCGCAGACAAGCCGCTCGGGCACAGGATCGACGACATACGAGAAGGTCTTCCCAGGCGGGCGGGTCTGGCTCGCCAACGCGAACACCGTGATGGACCTCTCGTCGAAGACGGCCAAAAAAGGCGTCAAGGACGAGCTTTCGAAGTGGCAGGACATTCCGGGCTTCGGCGACCCCGAAACCCTGTATTTCGGGCGATTCACGGCCTTTCGTCGCACAAAGAACTACAAGATTCTGGAAATCTCGACGCCGGAAATCGACTCCGGGGCCGACCCGGAAGAGGCTGAGGGTCATTGCCGGATCGACCGCTCCTTCCGCAAGTCGGATCAGCGGTTCTTCCATATCGCCTGCCCGGAATGCGGTGGTCTTTTCTATCACCGCCCGGAGCAGTTCCGCCCCGATTTCGAGCAGCCCTCGCGCTCCTACTATGAATGTGATCATTGCGGTCACGCTGTTTCGGAGAGCGAGCGGGTGCTCGCGCTGCGCTCGACCGGACGCTGGATCGCCACTGCCGAGGGGCCGGACAGGCACCCCGGTTTTCACATCGATGCGTTCATCTCGCTGATGATGTCCTATGAGGCCATCGCCGAGGATGCCCGCAAATCGCAGAAGACCGAGAAGGCGCGCAAGGATTATCACAACCTCGTTTTGGGGTTGCCCTACCAGTATCGCGGCGATGCACCGGACCACGTCCGGCTCATGGAGCGCCGCGAGGAATGGCTGAAGCGGGGACACATCCCCCCGCGCGGCCTGATCCTCGTGGCGTCAGCCGATATCCAGATGCGCGGCATCTGGGTCGAGATCAGGGCCTTCGCCTCGAACGGCGAGAGCTTCGTCATCGACGCCTTCTATCTCGACGGCGAGACCGACAGTCCCCGCGCGCCGGTCTTCGATTCTCTCCGCAAGGAGGTTCTGGATCGGGAATTCCCGGATGCTTTCGGCCGCAAGCGCAAGGTTGATGCGCTGGGGGTCGATTCTGGATACCGGTCGCACATTGTCTATGCCTGGGTGCGCGCCGCGCAGCGCCTCCACCCGGATACGGGCCGGGATGTGATCCTCGCGCTCGACGGGCGGGACGGCTGGTCGCATCCGGCGATCGGTGTTCCGAAGCTGGTCGATATCGACCTCGACGGCGCCAGAGTAAAGCAGGGCGCGAAGATCTGGCCGGTCGGCACATGGCCGCTCAAGAGCCAGTTCTATTCAAACCTGCGGAAGGATGGCATTCGCTCGGGTGCTCAGGAAGACCCGCCGGGTTATTGCCATTTCCCGCTCTGGCTTGATGAAAACTACTTCAGGCAGATAACGGCCGAGCATCTGGAAGACGTGATCGTCCGCGGCAAGATCGCGGGCCGGAAATGGGCGAAGACCGGGGAAAATCACTTCCTCGACTGCGTCGTTTACAATTACGCGCTCGCCGATCACCTCGGTCTCTGGACGATGACCGAGGATGATTGGGCGTTCCTCGCCAAACGTCGCGGCGCTCCCGAGGCTGCGCCTCCCGATCTCTTTACCCATGCAGGTTCAGTGCCTGCGCAGGAAACCCCCTCCATCCCGGAGCCGCCCGACGAACCGTCTGGTTGGCTCAAGGCTCCCTCGAACTGGTTGAGACGATGACCCGGACGATTGCCGAGATCGATGCCGATATCGCGGCCATTCGTGCCGTCATGGGCTCAGGCGCGAAAGTGGTGCGTTTCGCGGACGGGCGCATGGTCGAATACCATGCGCAGAAGGATCAGGAGCGGGCCATTGCCTATCTTCAGGATGAGCGGCTCCTTGCTGCGGGCGATGCACCTGTGACAGCGGTTGTCGGCCGTTACCGGTCAGGTCTGGTCTGATGGCTGCGCCTCTGGGGTTGTTCGACCGTGTGCTGGGTGCGGTATCTCCCGGCGCGCTGGCGCGTCGTATCGAGGCCCGCGTCCGTGTGCGGGCGATGACGGAAGCTCTCGGCGCTTACGATGGTGCCTCGGGCGGCTGGCGCACCGCCGGGCGCTCGGTCTCCCGCGCGGATGCCAATGCCGAGATCAAGGTCTCGCTGCCCCGCCTGCGGGATGTCTGCTCCGATCTGGTGCGCAACAACCCCTATGCCGCGCGTGCAGTCGGCTCTCGTGTGACCAACACAGTCGGCGCGGGCATTGTGCCAAGCATCATCTCCACCTCCAAGCGGGCCAAGTCCCAGGTGGCGGAGATGATCAAGGAACACCTTGAATCGACCGCCATTGATTTCGATGGCAACACCAACCTCTACGGCCTGGAGGCATTGGCGGAGCGCGCCCGGTCAGAGCGCGGTGAATCAATCATTCTTCGCCATATCCCGAAATCTGCGGAGATGCTGGAAAAGGGCCTCAAGATCCCGCTCCAGCTTCGTGTGCTCGAAGGGGATTATCTTGACCACCGCAAACACGGTTGGAGCGGTGATCACTTCATTTTCATGGGCGTCGAATTCAACGGGGAAGGAACCCGTGTCGCCTATTGGTTGTTCGACCAGCATCCGAACAGCGTCGAGCGCCACCGGCGCGGTGCCATGGTCTCCCGCCGTGTTCCGGCCTCGGAGGTCATTCATTATTACCATGTGCTGCGTCCCGGCCAGGTGCGCGGCATCCCGGATGGCACACCGGTCATCATGACCGCATGGGACCTCGCCGAATACGAGGATGCCCGGCTGATGCGCGAGAAGATCGCGGCCTGCTTCTCGATGTTCTGGACGCGGGGCAGCACCTCGACCACGATGGTGGATGGCGCGCGCGCCAAGGACCGCGCGGGTGATTTCACCATCACCGATCTTGCACCGGGCCTGATCAAGGAGCTGCCGGCCGGTTCCACCGTGACCTTCGGCCAGCCGCCGGCCACGCAAGGGCACGCCGAATATATTTCGGCGACCGTGCGTCGGATCGCTATCGGTTATGACCTTTCATATGAGGAGGTTTCCGGTGATCTGACGAATGTCAGCTTTCTCTCCGGCCGCCTCGGCGAAATACACCTCTCCCGCCGTGTCGATCAATGGCAGTGGCATTGGATGATTCCGAAGGTCTGCCACGGAATCGGGGGCTGGTTCGTGCAGGCCGTGAGTCTCGTGCGCCCGCTGCCGCCCTTCTCGCTGGATTGGACCCCACCCCGGCGCGAGATGCTCTCGCCGAAGGACGAGATCCCCGCCATGCGCGATGCCATCCGCTCGGGCCTTCTTTCGCGACAGGAAGCGGTTCGCCGGCTGGGGGATGACCCGACCCGCACCGACGACGAGATCGCCGAGGACAATGCCCGCAGCGATGCGCTCGGCAACCAGTATGACAGCGACGGCCGCCGCCCGCGCCAGGGGCCGACGATGTCACTGGTGGACCCTGCTGACCCTGCAAAACAGGATGCCCAACCATGACCCTGCTTGTTGGCGGTGAATTGCTGCTTTTCGGCGATGTCGGTGATCCCTGGGGCTGGGGCGACGGTTTTACCCCGCTGCAGGTTGCCGAGGCGCTGGTGGAACATGGGCCCGGCGACATCACGGTGAGGATCAATTCCGGTGGCGGTGTCGCCTCGGATGGCACGGCGATCTATTCCCTGCTCCTCGCCCATCGCGGCGTCGTCACGACAATCGTCGAGGGTGTCGCCGCCTCGGCCGCCTCGCTGATCCTGATGGCGGGTGATGAGCGCCGTATGCGGCCCGGCTCGATGCTGATGATCCACGACACCTCGCGGATCACCTGGGGCAATGCCGATGAGCACCGGAAATCGGCTGACTTTCTCGACAAGCTCTCCGGCCAGTACGCGAATATCTACGCCTCTGCTTCCGGCCTCGATGCGACCGAGGTGCGCGAGATGATGAAGGCGGAGACCTGGTTCTCCGCCGAGGAAGCCCGCGCCAAGGGCTTCATTACGGTCCTCGACACCGCTGCGGCGAGCGCTGCCGCCTCGTTTGACTACACGCTCTATGCCCACGCGCCGGCGTCGATGCCGCGCCGCACCCGTCCCCCCGCCGCGACAGGAAAGGCGGCCAAATGTGAGGATAAACCGATGACGAAGCCCTGGGTTGATTCGTTTTTTGCCGCGGCGGAGAAATCCGCCCTGCCGCTTGCCAAGCTCAATGCCATCGTGGCGGAGAGCGGAACGCTGGAGGCGGCGCAGGCGAAGCTGATCACCGCGCAGGCCACGCCTGCCGATCCGGCGGAACCCCTGACGAACCCCGCGGTCTCCGCTCAGGTGGAAGACAAGGCATGGGCTGGCGACTTCTTCAAGATCGCCGAGAAGTCCGGGCAGAGCCTTGCCGCGCTGAATACGATCGTCGGCAAATCGAAAGACCTCGCCTCCGCACAGGGCGCGCTGATCGATGCGATGGCCGCCGCCGCCGGCGAAAACAAGCCGTCGCCTGTGTCGAAGACCGATCCGATGGGCAAGGGCACCGTGGCCAAGGGCTTCGATGCCGGCCGCGAGAAGGTCCTCGCGATGAAGGGCAAGACGGCCGCTGCGGAAAAAACCGCCGCCTGATCCCTCGTTGCCCGGCGCCTGAGCAGCCGGGTTTCCTGCTTATTCCGATTTTTTCAGGAGCCAGACCATGGAAACCGCCACTTACGATCCGAACGACCTGCGTGTCGGGAGTTACCCGGTCGCGTCCCAGACCGTCACCTTTGCCTCGGGTCAGAATATCGTCCGGGGTGCTGTTCTCGGCAAGATCACGGCCTCCGGCAAATACGTTCTCTCGGCTTCTGCCGCGTCTGACGGCTCGCAGGTGCCGATCGCGATTGCTGCCGTGGCTGTCGATGCTACCGCGGCGGATACGCCGGGCCCGGTGCTGCTGACCGGCGAATACGACGCCAGCAAGCTCGTCTTCGGCGCCGGCCACGATGCCGCCAGTGTCGAGGCTTCGCTCCGCTCTCGCGGTCAGGCGATCTTCCTCAAGACCCTCTGAAGCGCTTTCACGCGAAGCGGCCGCCGCTTCGCGTGAAGAAAACGCGTCCCGAAAGACAATCTGAACCCCACCCTTTCCCCTGAGCCACTGGAGTTAGACCATGCAGCTCTACGATACCCAGACCCTGCTCGGCATGGTCTCCGCTCTCGACCGTCCGCGTCGCTTCATCTTTGATCGCTTCTTCTCGACCGCGACGATCACGTTCGACACCGAGGAGATCGTGTTCGACAAGATCAAGGCCTCTCGCCGCCTCGCGCCGTTCGTCTCGCCGCATGTTCCGGGCAAGTCCCGCGCGCTGCGCGGCGCCGAGGCGCGCTCGTTCAAGCCGGCCTATGTCAAGCCGAAGGGCGCGATCACCCCGAACGCGGTCATCAAGCGCCGCCCCGGCGAGCGTCTCCTCGGCGAGATGAGCCCCGCCGAGCGCTTCGACCGCATCCTCATGCAGGAACTCGAGGATCAGGATTCCGAGATCGCACGCCGCGAGGAAATGATGGCGATCGAGATCCTGCGGACGGGCAAGCTCATTGTCGAGAGCCCCGAATTCCCGAAGATGGAAATCGACTTCGCCCGCCCGGCCGGAAACACCGTGGCTCTGGCCGGTGCGGCGCGCTGGGGTCAGGCCGGCGTCAAGCCGTTCGAGAACATCAAGACCTGGGCCGGCGAGGTTCACAAGGCCTCGGGCTCGCATCCCGGCACCGTCGTGATGGGTCCGGGGGCCGCGAACAAGTTCCTGGCGGATGAGACGCTGGCCAAGGCGCTCGACAATCGCCGGCAGGCCGGCAATCCCACCATGGATTTTCTGGGTGCCGTTACCGGTGCGCCGGGCACCGAGGCGGTCTATCTCGGCTCCACCGGTCAGTTCGAGTTCTGGCAGTATCAGCAGAAGTATCAGGATGCCGCAGGTGCCCTGCAGGACATGTTCCCGAACGAGGGCGTGCTGCTCGCCTCCCTCGGCGTCGAGGGCTACGCCTGCTACGGTGCGATCCAGGACCTTGAATCCCTTCAGGCCGAAGAGCGCTTCCCCAAGATGTGGGAGGAGAAGGATCCGTCGGTGGCGATGGCGATGACGCAGTCGGCGCCGCTTCCGGTCCCGGCCCGCATCGAGGCCTCGGCCTTCGCGACGGTCGCCTGATCCCAGGGCTGAATAACTATGGCCTCGCCCTTCGCACGCCTTGAGACCGTCGCGAGCACCACGCTCGCGACGGTCTTCGATGAGCGTGTGACCTTCACACCCCTGCATCATCCGCCCAACGGGCGGCCGGTGCCCGACCCCTCGCGCTTGCCGCGTGAGGCTGTCCGTGTCTCGATCTCTCGCCCCACGGAGCGACAGGAGAGCCGTTTCGACCTGCCGAAAACCAACGACAAGCCGCGTGCTCCCCGCTTCGGTCATACCGCGACCGCCTATATCCGGCTTTCCGAGCTCGGGTATGCCCCGAAACAGGGGGACCGGATCAAGGCGACCGATCTGCCCGGCGCGCCGGTTTATGTGCTGGAGCGTGTGGACGAGGATGGCCCCGACCGCTTCATTTGTCCGCTCGTGCTCATCGGTGGTGTTCCATGAGCCTCCATCGCCTCTGCCTCCGTCTGGCGGCCATTGTCGCGCTGACCAACAACGGCCAGTCCCCGTGGCCGACGGCGGCGGAAGACCGTGTTTTCGACGGACGGATCGAGCCGATCGAAAGCATGGTCAGTCAGGATGCCCCGTTCCCGATCATTCTGGTCGAGACTCCTGTCCATGAAAACGGGCTCACCGGTCAGAAGATCGACGGCAAGCATTTTGTCGATCTCGTCTTCGATATCGGCCTTGGTCTTCGTTCCGAAGGTGAGGGTTCGGCCTTCACCATCGCCCTGCCGCAGACAGACAGCGAACTTGATACCGCGCTCGACCTGATCGAGCACCAGTTGCATCGTGCTCTGGCGCGCTCCGAGGTGTTCCAGAAAGTTTGCCTCGGCCTCGTGAGTGTTTCCAGCGTTCTTGCGCCGCCGGAGGATAACCAGCGCGCGGCGATCCGCTACGTCCGGTATCAGGTGCAGATCCTGCGCGATTCCGGTGTCTGCCGCGGGGTGCCGCAGAACCTCCAGCCGCTCCTCGCCGCGCTGGACACCAATCCCGCCTTTGCCGAGCGGGCCGGCATGATCCGCGCGGCCTTTGATGAGGATGCTGCCGCCACTGATGGTATCGCGGCCATGCTGGATCGCAAGTGGGCGCGCGAAACCGCTGAAATTCTCGGATATTCCGGTTTGTCCGGCCCGGTGACATGGCCAGCCGATATCCGCGCGGTGATCGATCATCCCGCGGGCGTCGCTGACAGCCCTGAAGGTGGCCTTGCGCCAGAAGGCTCCGTGCCAGGAGGCCCCGCTTCATGAGCGATTTCTCTGCTTTCGCCGCGGCGCTGGTGGCGCGGATTGCCGATCTCGAAACCAAGATTGTCCGCCTCGAGACGGCTTCCGCCAACATGATCCGAGAGGGCCGCGTCACCAAGGTTTCCGGTGATGGAAAGGCCGAGGTCGATATGAACGGCCTGCCGAGCGCCGCGCTTCCCGTGATGATGCGTGCCGGCAAGGTTTCCGAATGGAACATGCCTTCGGAGGGCGAGCGCGTCACGGTGCTCAACCCGACAGGTGACCCCGGCCTTGGTCTCGTTCTTCTGGGTGGCCCCTCGGACGCCTTTCCGGCGGCTCATGACAACCCCGAGGAGCATCGCCGGAAGACCGGTGATGTGACCACAACGCAAGGTCCGGATGGCTTTGTGATCAAGGCCGGCGGCACCGAATATCGCTTCACCGCCGAAGGCTTCATCCAGACGGGCGGCCGTCAGGAGCACGACGGCAAGAACACCGGCAAGGACCATGTCCACGACAGGGTGTTCCCCGGTGGGGGCCTGACCGGTCTCCCGCAACCATAAGGGACAGCAATGAAACAGTTCATCATCAAGCAAGCCGGATGGATGGAAGACGGCTTCGGCGTTTCGGCCTGGCGCGAGGCTGGCAATCCGATCGAGTTGCTCCCGGAGCAGGAAACCTACCTGCTGCTGAGCGAGGCGATTGAAGCCCCGCCCGCCGCGCTTCCTCCGGCGGTCCAGGAAACGCCTGCCGCGTTAATGCCTGTCGAGGTATCGAAGCCTGCCAAGGGCGACAGCAAGAATGTCCGGGATTGATGCCCGGACTTTCAAGGTGCTCGATGGCTGGGAGCATGTGGCCCAGAGCCTTGATCTGATCCTTTCGACCCTTGTCGGCGAGCGCGTGATGCGCCGAGCTTTCGGGTTCGACGGCACGGCCATGCAGGACCGTCCGATGAATGCGGTCGAGATCACCAACGCCTTCATGGCCATCGCCGAGGCGATCGAACCGCGCTTTGTCAACGGCCATCAATATGGCGAGCCCCGGTTCGATCTCGTGCGGGTGACACCGAAACGGGCCGAGCCTGCCGGGCTGATCGAGTTCGAGTTGCAGGGTCTTTACTACCCGCGCGGCCACCTTGGCGACTTCACGGTTTTCGAGCCGAAGACCCACTCCCTTTCCCCGGCGCCGGGTTGACCGGCGCCTCCTTCTCTTCCCCCGTTTTTCGCGGGTTTTCCCGGCTGGACTGACCGGAACCTCCTTCCTTACCGCCCGCCCTTCGCGGGTTTTCCCGGAGACATGACATGACCGAAATCTTTCTCCACGGCCGCGAGACGCTCGAAAAGGACGCGGGCAATCCCCGCTATGTCGCGACGATCGATTCCGGCATCATCTTCCTCACCGGCACCGCGCCGGGTGCCAACAATACGCTGTTCCCGGTGAACCAGCCGCGCGTCATGCGCGGTTACGAGGATTTTCCGCAGGGTCTCGGCTCCACCGGCACCCTGCCCGATGCGCTGGATCTGGTGCTGAAACAGGCGGGTCGCATGAGCCAGACCGTCTATTTCAACCGGGTCGAGGAGGGGGTGAATGCCGCCGCGACGCTGAAGAACGTTCTCGGCTCCCGCGCGGCCCGCACCGGGTTGCACGCGCTGTCCCGTATCGCGCCGGAGTTCAATCAGCGCCCGAAGCTGATCGGTGCGCCGGGCTTCACCTCCACCCGTCCGGCGGATGGTGTCGCCACCATCGCGGTCACGGAGGGGGGCACAGGCTACACGAGCGCCCCGACTGTCACGATCACTCCGGCCGGCGGCGATGCGACGGGTGCCGGCGCGACGGCGATTGCCATGATCAATGCCAGCGGCGAGGTCGATGCGGTGATCATCACCAATCCCGGCCTCGCCTATACCGCCAACCCGACCGTTTCCTTTTCCGGCGGCGGCGGCACCGGGGCGACGGCGGCAGCGACGCGCGGGCAGACCGCGAACCCGGTGGCGGCGGAAATCTCGGCGCTCTGCAACCGCTACCGCGCCTGCTCGGTTGTTTCCGGCCCGAACACGACCCCGGAAGCTGCAATCCAGTATCGTCTCGATTTCGATACGGATCGCCTGATGATCCTTGATCCCTTCATCAAGGTTTCCAAGGGTGGCGTTCCTGTCTCGATGCCGGCGGATGCCGGTGTTCTCGGGCTTCAGGCCCGCATCGATTACGAAGAGGGGTTCTGGTATTCGCCGTCCAGCCATGTGCTGGAAGGGGTTGTCGGCACGCATCGCCCGGTTGAACACTCGCTCTCCGACCGCTCGGTGGAAAGCCAGTATCTCAACAGCAATCACGTCTCGACCATCGTCCGCTCGCCGCAGGGCGGCTGGAAGCTGTTCGGCAACCGCGTCGCCAAATCCGACCCGCTCCGCGTGTTCTGGTCGGTGCGCCGCGCGCATGATGTCATCATCGAATCCGTGGAGCTGGCGACCGAGGCGTTCCAGGACCGCCCCTTCGCCAAGCAGAACCTGGTCGATATCGCCGAGACCGTGAACCGCGCGTTGCGGCGCTGGACTGCCCTCGGTGCCACGCTCGGCGGGCGTGTCTGGCTCGATCCGGCGCTGAACACCGCCGAAAGCCTCTCCGCCGGTCTGGTCTATATCCACTATGACGGCGAGGCCCCGGCCCCGATGGAGCACATCGTTTTCGTGTTCAATCGCAACACCGGCTACTACGACACCGTGCTGGCCTCGGCCGCCCGCGAGATCGCGCGGCAGTCCGCGCTCGCGGCGGCGTAAGCCGTCGCCTCCCTGACCCCATCCCGAACCACTTCAAGAGAACCCGGAGGGCGCGATGCGTCACATCTTGCGCGGCTACACCATGTGGGCCAACGGCTATGATTTCGGTCTTGAGGTCGAGGAGCTGCAGTGCGCGCTCCCCGATGAGACCTATGTCGATCACAGTTACGGCGGCGCGGTGATGGCCGCACAGGTGCCGATGATCAAGATCGGCAATCTGGAGCCGACGATGAAGTTCGCCTCGCACAATCCGCGCCTCGCGGAGCTGCTGCTGCTGCCGCCCGGCGCCACCACCACCTTCACCTTCCGCTCGCACCTTGTGGACGAGATGGATGGGGCCTCCCGCTCCAACGTGATCATCTATGAGGGGCGGCTGGCGGCCCCCGCGCCGGATGGCTGGTCGGGCGACAAGGCGGGTCTCGGCTACACCATCAAGGGCGTGCGCTATTATCGCTACGAGATCGGCAACGAGCCCATCCACGAGATCGGTCTTTTCCCGCCCAAGCTCGTCATCAACCGCGTTGACCGCCTGGCGGCGCAGAATGATTCGCTGGGGCGGTGATCATGAAAACCGTTTCCATCACACTCGAAGAGCCGATCGATCTTCCTTCGGGAAAGATCACGGCGGTTGTGGTGCGCGAGCCACGCGCCGGGGACATCATCGACGTGGGCGGCGACCCGTCCCTGCTTGCCCGCACGGAAACCGGCGTGGTGATCTCGGTGGAATCCGATGACAAGATCCGGGGGTATCTCGAGCGTCTTGTGCAGACAGAGACCGGTTCCCCTTTGTCGATGGCTCTGCTCCGCACGGCTTCCGTTGTGGACTACATGCGCATCCGGGACGCTGTGCTCGATTTTTTCGGCAAAGCCCGGGAGAGGGCCTGGAAAATCGACTCCGGCTCCTCGTCCTGATCCTGCGGTGTGTTGATGCGCGGGCTGCGTTGAAAATGACGCCGTCTGAAATTGATTTCTGGCTCGAACAGGGGATCGAGACCGGAATCCTGAAACGAAGGTGAGGCATGGCCCAGATAGTCGAATCGCGCCTGATCCTCAGTGCGCAGGACAAGACAGCCGCCGCATTTCAGGGGGTGCTGGACAAGGTCAATGCAATTTCGAAAGCGCAGAAATCCTATGTGACGAGCGGCGGCAAGGATATTGACGCCCTGAACCGCAAAATCGGGTCCATCGACGCTTTCAAGACGCAGTTCGAGGCTTTCAAAGCCGCCCGGCTGCAATTCAGGAACGCCGAAGCGGATGTCCAGCGTCTCGGCCGCGCGATGAAAAGTGCGTCAGAGCCGTCGGCTGCTCTCTCGCGTGATTACGAACGCGCGCAGCGCAGCGTCAGCCGGGCGGCCGAGGCCTTCCGTGAACAGACCGCGGCGATCAAGGCGGCCAAGGCGGAAATGGCATCCTATGGTGTCACGCTGAAAACCATGGGGAAGCAAGTCTCTCCTCCGCCCCATCGTCAGGGAATGCCGCCTGCCGCCCATGGGCAGATCCCGCCTGTCGCGCCGCCCGGCGGCGGCATGCCGTCCGTCATTGCCGGCCCTGCCAAATATCTCGGCCCTGCTGCTATCGCCTATGGTGCCTACCGTGCGCATGGTGCGGTTGTCGACAAGCACCACGATTTCCAGCAGGCCTATCTCTACCAGCAGGCCGTTCTCGGCATGGATGAGAAAAAGCAGGCTCCGTTGCTCGATCAGGCGGCCAAGATCGGCCAGGACACGAAATTCTCGAATGCGGATATCGTGAAGGCGCAGACGGATATCGGCGCGAAGCTGCCCAAGAATCTCCAGTCTCCTGCCGCCATCGCCGCGATCACCGAGCACACCAAGAACTACGCGCTGGCGATGCAGGTCTCGATGGAAGAGGCGTCTGTGGCGATGGTCGGTTGGATGGCGTCACGAGGATATGACTTGTCATCTCCGCAGGCGGCCGAAAAATCGGCCCGCCGCGCTTCCAACCAGATGGTTGAATATGCCAAATCAACCGGCAAGAAGCACCACGATATTGTCGCTGACACCAAATTCGGTGCAGCGCCCGGCAGGGTGGCCGGAATCTCCGAGGCGTTCTCCATGGCCCTGTCGGCGCAACTCGGTCGCGTCGGCTATGAAGGTGCGATGACCGGCACGTTCGGCCGGGCGATCGCGTCGAAACTCTCGGCACCGACCCAAAAGGGGCAGGCCGCCCTTGCCTCGATGGGGCTCAATTTTTCCGATTACATCAACCCCGGCGCGGACCCTTCCGTCGGTGGGCTCGACAAGATGCTGAAGCAACGCTTCGGCCGCAGCCTCGATGACAAGCAGAAGAGCAAGCTTGAAAGCATTTTCAATGACCCTGAAATTCGAGGTGATCAGGGCTCGTTTGTTGAGGCTGTATCTTCTGTCCTGAATGATTCATTCGCCAAAAAGGGAAAGAACGGCAAGACAAACGCTCAGGATGCCGAGAGGATCGCCAAGACGGTCAATGACTTCTCGGTTCTTTCTGCATCCGGCATCAACATCGAGAAGTTGATCATAGACATCCTTTCAAAGGGCATCACGCCCGCGCTTGGCAAGTTTCTCCTCGGTCAGGAGCATGGGGGGCGGCTGCAAACGATCGACTACAAGCAGTTTCTCGAGGACCTGAAAACGTTCAGGAGCACGCCCGAGAACAGGGCCGAATCCGTTGCCAACAAGATGCAGCAAGGCGCGCAGGGCGAATACACCAAGATGGTGGGTTCTGTGGAAACCTTCACTGTCGCGATCGGTGAGGCAACGGACGGGCTCCGCTCGTTCACTTACAAGGGGATCGGCGCATTGTTCGACAGCCTCACCAACCTTGTTAAGGGAAAGGCAGACTTTGGGCACAAGGCCGCTGTGCCCCTGACGCTTGAATCTGAGATGAGCTCGCTGAGCCGGCGGTTGAACGATCCCGGTCTGACAGAAATCCAGCGCAAAGGATTGAAGGATCAGCTCGGTAAGGTTCAGGGTCGTCATATGCTGGCAACGGATGCTGTCCCGGTAGCGCCTGCACCCAACCTCGGCGCGATTGAGGCTGTTGGCACCAAGGCGGATGAGGCCAAGGAAAAGCTGGACGGTCTCAACACCACCGTAACGCCCAACGTGAACAGCGAGCCGGTCCAGAAGCTGGGCGCGGCCCTCGATGAGGTGCTTGGCAAGCTGGAGCGCATCAACGGCGCTGTGGGCAGCGCGCGCAAGAGCGTCGCGTCGCTCGGCAGCTCGGTCCCCTCCGCGTCGTCGCCGGGGCGCGGGCGGTCGGATATCGCAAGAGCAACGGCATCCCTGTCGCGCTCGCGTGAGACGAACCAGACGGATCGGGACTTCTCATGAATACGGTGCTGATGGGCTATGGCCCGTTCCGCTTCTCCATCGGGAGCTATTCCTACGAAAAGCTCAAGCGCAAGTTCGAGGCGCGGATCGAGGGGCAGAAGATCATCGGTGCGCGTCCGTCGCTGCACAAGATGGGATTCGAGACCGAGACGCTTTCCGTCACCTCCACGTTCTTTCCGTTTCATCTGCCGAACAACACAGGGCTCTCGCAGCTTGCCGGCGTGCGTGCCGCCATCGGCACCTCGATGGTGCTGGTCGGCAACCGTCTCGGCGTCGGCGACATGTTCGGGCGCTGGGCGCTGAAATCCATCGAGGACAGCCAGGAGGAAATCTTCGTGGATGGCATCGGCCAGAAAATCTCGGTCGAGATGGAACTGCTGTTCGATGGCCCCGGCCGCACCGCCACCGCCTCCGCAGCCATCGCCCGGTTGTTCGGATAAAGCATTTGCAAGCGAAGTGGGCACCGGTTCGCGTGAAGCAAATGCGTTGAATTGGCTAGAGCATTTGCAAGCGAAGTGGATGCCGGTTCGCGTGAAGCCAATGCGCAAGGAGAACTGATCTGATGCGCGATCCATTTGTCAGCGTCTCATGGAACGGCCGCGACCTCGTTCCGGTCTGGGGACCGTTGCTGATCTCGGTCACGGTGACTGACGAGCGCGGGGTGGAGAGCGACAAGGTCACGATCGAACTGGATGCGCCGGGAGACAGCGTGGAAGCGCCGGAGCCCGGTGAGGTCATTCAGGTGACCGGTGGCTATCTTGGCGAGGGTGCCATGGTGCAGGGCGAATACGAGGTCGATACCATCGACCTTGAAGGCTGGCCCGAGAAGATCACCATCAACGGCACCTCCGCCTCGGCGAAGAAGGCGAACAAGGAAAAGAAGAACGAGGCTCACCGAAAGGCGGATACACCGGATGTCCGCAAGCTTGTGGAGAAGATCGCCGGGCGCAACGGCTGGACGGCGCGGGTGGCGGATGACATCGGTTCGATCCCGGTTGAATACGAGGGTCAATCCACCGAAAGCGATCTCGGGTTCCTCAACCGGGTCCTGGGTCGCTATGGCGCGCTTGTCGCCATCAAGCAGAACAGGCTGGTGGTGACGAAAAAAGGCGCGGGCAAATCCGCCAGCGGCGCTGACCTGCCTGATCTGGCTATCGCACCAGGGCTCAACCTTAAAAAATACAGTGGCTCGATCAAGAAGCGCCCGGAGCACAGACAGGCCGAAGCATCGGTTTTTGACCGCAAGAAGGTCAAGCGCATTGATGTGAAGGCCGGAGAGGGCGAGATCACCTATCGGTTCCGCGAGCCGTTCAAGAACGAAGCGGAGGCCAAAAAGGCAGCGGAGAGCAAACTCTCCGATCTGGCGCGCGGCACGGCTTCCTGGACTTTCACCATCGAGGGTGAGCCGGCCGCCGCTGCAGAGGAGCCGGTCAAGGTTTCCGGCGTGAAGGAGAAGGTCAACGGGCGCTGGAACCCGACCAAGGTCGAGCACAAATGGGCGGATGGCGGATATGAGACCATACTCCAATGCGAGGCCATGGATGAGGCTGCGAAGAAAAGCTCCGGCACCGGGACAACCAGCAAGTCCGGCAGTTCGATTGCCAAGCCACAGGGAATTGCCGAGGCACAGGGGCAGGCCATCACCCGCGACAACCGCGCAACGCCATAAACAAGGTGGGGAGTTATCGACATGGGCCGGACTCCCGACCCGCTTCCCGTGACGTGGCGGGGAGACGGTTCCGCTGAATACCGGGCTGTTGGCGGGGAAATCATCGATCATCTGTGCTGGCGTCATTATGGCCGCGAGTTCGACACGCTCGACCCTGTGGTCGCGCTCAACCGCGGCGTCGGTCGCGGAGCGGTGCTGGAAGCAGGGCAGCTTCTGGTTCTGCCCTATCTCCCCGCCCCCGCCGCGCCGTTGCTGCGCAAGATCCGGCTTTTCGACTGATTCAATCCGGCGCGGCTTTCTGCCCGCCTGATCCTGCTTTTGCGGGATGGAGGTTTTCTCGTGTCCGATTTCACCTTGGGCGATCTCGCAGCGCTTCCCGTGCCGGAAATCATCGAGACCTTGAGCCATGAGGCAATCCTTGCCGCCAGAAAGCAGAAGTTTCTCGATCTCTGCATCGCGAGGGGAATCGACTACGCCACGCTCGATCTCGAAAGCGACCCCGGTGCGATCCTTCTTGAGGAATCCTCCTATGAGGAAATCGTGCTGCGCGCTCGCGGCAACGACATTGCCCGCGAAGCCTACCTCTATTTTGCTTCAGGTGATGCGCTCGAACACCTTGCAGCCTTCTACGATGTCGAGCGTCTTGCCGGCGAGAAGGATGATCGCCTGAAGGTCCGCACGATTCTCGCCATTCAGGGCCGTTCGACCGGCGGGACCCGCGCCCGTTACAAGGGTATTGCAATGGCGGCCTCGCTCCGGGTCGCGGATGTCGAGGTCTATACCGTCGGAATCGATCCCACGATCCGGTTCGCGGTCTTCGCGGCTGACAACAACGGCGTCGCGGATGCGTCCCTGCTCCAGATCGTGCGGGACGCGGTGAGCGCCGATGACGCACGCATGGTCAACGATACGATTGTCGTTACCTCAGCGGTGGTTCAGGTGGTCGATGTCGTGGCGGATGTCTGGCTGCTGCCCGGCGTCTCCGAAACCATTCTCTCGACCGTTGCTGCCGATCTTCCGGGACAATGGATCGCCGATGGCGGCCTTGGCCGCGACCTCGCGGATGCGTGGCTTGTCTCCAGGATCATGGTCGCGGGCGTCCAGCGTGCGGTGATCACCGCACCGGTCCCGGATATCGTGGTCGCGCCCTACACGGCGGTTCGGATCGGCGCTGTCACCCTCAATCTTCGCGGTCGGGACTTCTGATGGCTACCCATACCCGCCTGCTGCCCCAGAATGCGACGCCGATCATGCTGGCCTCGGCGGAGGCCAATGATCCCCTTTCCCGCCTTGCGGGGGAATACGACACCATCACCGCCGCATGGCGGAACACCCCGCCTGATTTCATGCCGTTTCTGGTCTGGCAATACGGTCTCGGTGAGTTGAGTTCCTATCTGCCGAACCTTTATGACCTTGTGCCGCAAGGTCTTCGCTGGCAGCGCGTGCGTGGCACCCCGGCGGCTATCGCCATGGGCCTTTCATGGGTTGGATATGCGGCGACCCTGCACGAGGATTCTCCGCGGCGGCGAAAATGGAACAGATTCCAGATCGAGCTCGACCGCATCCGCGATGCAGACCTGCCGGATCTGCGCCGGATCGACGGTATCGTTTCGCTGTCCCCTCCCTTGCGCAGCAAGTTCTATCGCGGGTTCCGGGGGTATGATGTCCGGGCCGCTGTCACGTCCTTTTCGCGGACCTCGGGCACCATGCTGTCCTCGCACTCCGGTGTCAGGATCGAGGCGGGGAAGGCGAAATGGTCCTTCGGTCGCGCATGGTCCGGTGACGCATTGCTGGGCCAGCCCGAACTCGCTGCGCTCGGGACGTGGATCCCGCCCGTATCCGAAAGCGAGCTATGGGCTGATGCTGATTCCCGTTGGGAAAGCGCGGATTTCCCGTGGGGCATTCCTGCGGCGATCTCGCGGCGCAACACGATCGCCAACGCGCTTTCCGCAAAGGCCGTTTACATTCGCTTCGATGCGGCGGACGGCTCGGTCATCGGCTTTCGCCGTGCGGTCATCCACCCTGCGCGCCGGGATGTGCTCGGCGAATATCTGATCGGCGCTGATCGCTGGAAGGCGTATCCCGATGACCCGACCGCCGTTGTCGTGCAGGCCCGCACCGGGTTCGGCGATGGTGCCGGTGCGACGGCGGCGAGGGTGAGCGTTGTGTTCAACCCTGTTCTCTCTCCTGGTGTTTCTCCCGGCAAGCTCTGGCTCGCTGCATCCGAAGCCGGCGCGGGTGTTTCTGTCGCGCAAACCAATCTCACGATCCCGTTCGGCCTGACCGTGCGGGAGCTGTGCCGCTTCACCTTGAGGTTCTGATGACCGTTCTCCCCCATGCTTCCGGCGTCGCTGATGCTTATGAGACGAACCGCGATGATTCCGGCCTTGTTTTCTCCGAAGACCGTTTCCTTACGGGCGTCGATCTCAATGATATGCAGCGGATCGCGCGGGGTCGGTCGCGTCGCACCTCGCGGATGATCGCGCGGGACGGCGACCGCATTTCCGGCGCGGATATCGTCGTCACGCGTGACGAGGCTCCGGCCACCACGGTTTCGGCCCTGCTGGCGGCAGGCAAGGTCTATGCGGACGGTGATGTCTATGATGTCGAGGCGCGCCAGTTGGCTGGCATGCCTGGCACCGGAGAAATCCGGGTCGGCCTGCGCATCGTCTCTGCGGTCGAGGATTTCAATGATGATCCCGCTCTGGTCGGCCCGCTCCCCGGCAGCGAGGCCGAGGGCGAACCGCTGGCCTCGCGCCTTGTCGAAACCGTGACCTGGGCGACCGAAACCGAAAACCTCCCCGGCATCTTCTACCCTGTCTATACCTTGCGCGACGGTGTGCCGATCGACCAGATCGCGCCGCCCGCGCTCGATGGCGTGCGCAGCCAGATCGCCCTCTACGATTATGACGCCAACGGACACTACATCGTCTCCGGTTGCGACATTACGCCCGTCGGGCGCATCGGCGCGGATCAGGTCTTCTCGATCAAGGAGGGGACGGCGAATATTCTCGGCTTCAAGCGCGTCCGTGAGTACGCGCTGCGCTTCGCGGTGCCCGAAGAACCCGATCTCGAAAGCGTGGTCGCCGAACCGCATACCTATGATGCGGCGACCGGCACGCCCACCACCGTGACTGTGAACCGCGCGCCGATCGCTGCCGTACAGCAGGTGATCGTGGTCAAGCGCATCACGGAAACGGTGATCCGCGGGGCTATTCCCGGCGGGCAGGATCCGCTCACGAAATCCTCTGTTGTGGAGATCGAAAGCGTCAATCAGGGCGCGGTTTACTACAACGCCTCTGCTGACTTCACCCTGACCGGAAATTCTGTGTCCTGGGCGCCGGGTGGCGTCGAGCCGGTATCCTCCTCCAGCTATCAGGTCACTTATCTCTACAATGAGGCGCAGGCGGTTGCCGGTGTGACGGATACCACCGTGACCGTTTCGGGGGGTGTCCATGGCCGGCCCGTGCTGGTGTCCTACACGAGCAAGCTGCCGCGCGTGGACCTCATCTGCCTCGATGTCACCGGCAGGTCGGCATATGTCACGGGTGTTTCCGCCCGCATCAATGCAGTTCCGCCCCTCACGCCCAGCACGCTCCTGAAGCTGGGGGAGGTCTGGAACACATGGATGGGCGTTCCGGTGGTGAAGAACAACGGGACGCGCAATTACACTTACGACAACCAGCGCCGTCTCTTTGATCGCGTGATCGACATGCTCGACCAGTTCGATCGCTCGGAATCCGCCCGCAACATCCTTGAGCGCGACCCTGTGGCGAAGCGCGGCATTTTCACCGACAATTTCACCAACGACACCTTCCGAGATCAGGGCCTTCCGCAGACCGCGGCTTCGGCCAATGGTGTGCTCCAGCTTGCGATTGACCCGGTGCTGAACGTGCTGGCGAACAACCAGTTCCGCACCCTTCCCTTCACGGAAGAGATCATCATCCGGCAGGACATCAAGACCTCGTCGGTGCTCATCAACCCCTACATGTCCTTTGTCGCCATGCCGGCGGGGCTGGAAATCGATCCGCCCGTCGATTTCTGGACGGACACCGTGACGAACTGGACCTCCGATATCACGCGGGAGTTCCAGGCGCCGCCGGGCCAGCCTGAAGGCTCCACCACGATCACCGAGCAGGTTTCCGAGCAGCTTGCCGCCGCTCGCTTCCTCCGGCAGATTGCCGTGACCTTCAGGATCGAGGGGTTCGGCGCGGGCGAGACCCTCGCCACGCTGGCTTTCGACGGTATCGACGTGAAGCCGCCGGGGGTGCAGACGGCAAATGGTTCCGGTCAGATCACCGGAACGTTCACGATCCCGGCAAATATTCCGGTGGGCCGCCGTCTTGTGGAGGCGACAGGTGCGGCGGGCAGCTTCGGCCGGGCCATCTTTGTCGGCGAGGGGGCGATCACCAATCTGACGCTCCGCCGCGTCACGCTTGTTTCGCGCCTCGCCCCGCCGCCCGTCGTGGTCAATGTCACCAATGTCACCGTGGTGCAGGAGATCACGAATGTCGTCGTGCAGCAGCCGACATTTACCGGTGGTGGTGGTGACGGTGGTGGCGGCGACCCTTTGGCGCAGACCTTCTCTCTGGAAGAGCCGCGGATGATCTGCGGCATGAACTTCTGGATTGCGGCCATCGGCAACCGCGCGAAAGGTATCCGGGTGCAGTTGGCCACCGTGCTGAACGGCTACCCGACCAATGAGGTGCTGGCTGAAGCCTTCATCCCGATGGCGACGCCGCAGGTCGGCGACATGCTTCAGGCGCGGTTCAGGACCCCGGTCCTGTGCCAGGTCGGGCGGGAATATTGCTTCGTCATCATGACGGATGATGCCGAGCACGCGGTGAAGATCGCGCGGCTCGGTGATGTCTATGACATCCCCGGTGGCGGTCAGGGTCGCGTTTCGGCGCAACCCTTCACCGCAGGGGTCATGCTTCAGTCCGCAAACCGCCTCACGTGGTCGCCGGTGCAGGATGCGGACCTGTCGTTTCAGGTGGTTGCCGCCAACTTCTCCGCCACCGAGCAGAGTGTCACGCTCTGGTCCGGCGCGTTCGATCAGGTCTCGGATGTCATCGTGCGTGGTGGCCTTGAGATTCCCTCGGCGGATACCTCGGTTCGCTGGCAGCTTGTCCGTGCAGACGGCTCGGTCCTTTCTTTCGCCGATCGCCAGCAGGTGCCATTTTCGGCCTATGTGTCGGAAAATGTCACCCTGCGCGCGGTGTTGCACGGAACGGCCAAGCTGTCCCCCACGATATTCCCCGGCGTTTTGCTGATTGCCGGACGCATCCGTTCGAGCGGCACCTATGCGACGCGTGTTTTCTCGATGGGGACGGCGATCCGGGTGCGTGCCGTTTTTGCCGCCATGCTGCCGGCGGGCTCCGGTGTGACGGTCGATGTCGATGCGGCGAACGGCGTCTGGCAATCCGTTCCGAACCTCTCGACCGGGATCATCGGCGGTGGGTGGATCGAGCCGGTCCACCAGAAGGACCCGTTCACGGCGGCCAGTGGTGGCCGCGTTCGCCTCACGATCACGGGTGGCCCCGGTGCCCGCCCGTTCATCGCGGATCTCCGCGCCTATTCCGTCTGAGGCGCATTCGTTTCATTTCAGGAGTGACCGATGGCAACCGATGATCGCACGTCCACCCAGAACTTTCCGCGACCGCATATCGCCAACACAATCGCCGAGGATTTTGCCCGCATCATCACCCTCGTCAACATGCTGGATGCCAAGATCTCCGCGATGGACGGGCAGGTTGCCGGCAAGGCGGAGGCCGCCCACACCCACGCCATTTCCGGGATTGCCGGGCTTCAGGCTGCGCTGGATGCCAAGCAGGCCGCTTCCTGGCGTCCGGCGCTGGGTGATCTCTCAAATGTCAATGTGGCGGGGGCGGCCAGTGGCCAGTTTCTCGGTCTTGTCGGGGCCACATGGCAACCCGTGACGTTGAGCGTGGCGTGGGGGAACATTTCCGGCAAGCCGAGTTCGTTTCCGACGACGTGGGGTGATGTTTCCGGGAAGCCCGGCACCTTTACGCCGGCCGCGCATTCTCACTCCATCGGTGAGGTCGGCGGCCTCCAGACGGCGCTCGACGCCAACGCCGCCGCTGCGGCCGCCAAGCTGCCTCTGACGGGCGGAGATATCACTGGTGGTCTGAACATCCGAGGCGGCTGGGCGCAGTTACGTCTCGGCAATGTTGGTGGCGCGTGGCGTCTCATCAAGGATGGCGCGGCTGGCGTGTCCGGTACGCTGTTCATCCAGCACTCCACCGACGATTTTGCCACCAACTTCGTCAACCCGCTGACCCTTCAGACGGATGGTGGTGTGATTTTGAGCTACAAGACACGCATCAACGCTGCTGATGGCGGTCTGGAGCTGCATGCGCTTGGCACAGGAGATCGATCCTCATACGTCGACTTCAAGAGTCATGGCACACCTGATGGGGTGGACTACTCGGCTCGCATCATCAGAGAGCCCGGCCCCGATGGAGCTTTTGACATCATCAATGGCGGCGCTGGCTGGCTCCGCATCAGACCAGGGTTTGGTCAACCAGTTCAGGTCGGTGTCGCTGATCAGGGTAACTTTCTCTACATTCCACGTCAGGACAACGTTGACGAAGGCGGTCAACTGATTCTTCAGCGATGCAATCAGAACACGTCAATTGGCGCTGATTTGGCAATCGACACCTGTAGAAATGACATCCGGTTCTTTGAGAATGGAGGCGCATTTCGTGGTGCGTTTCTTCGGCTCTCTGAACTTCCGGGCGGCGTCAACTCTGCGCTGATTCACAGTGCCAATCTGGGAAGCTGGCTCGCTGCGGGTGACACCCAGGATATCGGCAAATACGTGATGGCATACTGCAATGCCAACGGCTCGGAGTTTGGTGGCAGCGTCTCTGGCGCAAATCTCTTCCCGGCATACCATGGTGGCTGGCAGGCTGGATCCATCAATGGAACCTGGAGAGCTCAGGGTCGCGGTATCACCGGTGGAATCTCACTCTTTCAGAGGATCGCCTGATATGCCCAAGCTCGATTACATGGTGCCGGCCGACGCTGGAAAGCCCGAGTGGGCGAATTCAGAGCATACCCAGCTCAATATCACGGTGGTATTTCCCCATCTCGGAGGAGAGGCGGTGCGCTACACCGCTGCCCGGAGCGATCCTGGCTGGGAGCACTCCGAGGAGCTGTTCGCGCGGGCTGCGGATGGTGAGTTCGGCCCTGTCGCGCCGTTTGTGGAACTCCCCCCTGCGCCGCCCGACAAGATCACCCGCGCCCAATACGGCCGGGAAATGCGCAGCCGGGGTCTGTTCTCACAGGCCGAGGCTGTGGCCTTCGTGACGGGTGCAGGAATCCCGGCGGCGCTGCAAGCCCTCCTCGACACGATCAAGGATCAGACCGCGCGCGAAGATGCCGAACTGCTCGTTCTTGGTGCCGCCTCGATCGAGCGCCATCACCCTCTCACGGCGCTGATGGCGTCCGGCATGGGGTGGAGCGGTGCCGATACTGACGATTTCTTCCGGGCTGCGGGAGCGAGGTAGGCCATGATCACCCTCCGCTTTGTCGATCTCGGATGGCCGGTCGTTTCGCCGGCCATTTCCTTTTTCAGCCGCCATTGGTCGAACCATGTCGATCTGATGACCACCACCGACATGGCGGTTTCCGCCGTACCCGGCGGCGTTCTCGAACGGGCTCTTGATCTCCGCCACCCCGACGGTGACAGGGTGGAAATGATCACGATTCCCTGCACGGATGAGCAGCGCGCCGCAGCGCTCGCCTTCGCCCGCGCCGAGATCGGCAAGCCTTATGACTACCTCGGCGTGCTCTGGTTCCCCTTCCGCCCCCGCTGGAATGACCCTCGACGGTGGTTCTGTTCGGAACTCACAGCAGCGGCCCTCCATCACGCCGGCATCCTCAAGGTGCCGGCGTTGCTGCATCGGGTTTCCCCCGGCGACCTCTACAGGATCGTCTCCGAAGCCGCCGACGCGCGCGCTGTCAGGCCATCATGAGCTTGTCGCGCGCGGCACTGGCGAAATAGGCCGAGCGTGTAATCCCGGCAGCACCTGCCGCCTGATCGACGGCTTCCAGCAAACCCGCATCCAGCGTCAGGTTGGCGCGCACGGAACGCCCGGCATCAACCACCAGCGGGATGAGCACGGTGCTTTCACCGGCCCGCACCTCGCCGCTGGCCAACACCTGCGCGATACTGGACGGCGCGGGGACCGGATGGCCACCACCGCGCTTGTAGGCCACCACATCGCGCAACGCTTCTGTTGCCCCGGCAATCGCCTCCTCGGCGGTTTCCCCGGCCCCGACACACCCGTCCAGATCGAAAATGCGGACGCCCCAGTTGTCGTCTGCGCCTTCGAGAATGCCAACGTAATAGACCATCTGCTGCTCCGTCTTTGTTGTGGCGGCTGGCTCAGAGCCAACCCGCCTGTTTTGCGATGGATCGGGCTGTCCCGATCTTGAGGTCCTGCCTGTGCCTCGGGACGATGACCATCGCGCCGGGGCGGTCCTTGTGAATGAAGCGGTCGTGGTTGCCGCCACCGATGTTCTCCCAGCCCTCGGCTGTCAGCCGGGCGATGATCTTGCGGGGGTTCAGTTCGATGGTCGACATGTCCGCGTCCTTTGTTGTGCATATATATGCACCATTTCCGCCGTTACGTCAACCCTAAAAGTGCATAATAATGCACGAATTTCTCAGGATTGAGGAGAGTCTTATGCCGGTTATTGATCACGGGGATGTGGTTGCCTACCAGACCCAGGGCGGTGAGTGGAAGATTGCTACCGGTGTGACGGTGATGGGTGCCAGCATCCTCATGACGCCGACTGTGGCCCGCGTTCTCACCGCGTCATCCACGAGTGCGAATGTATTGCTATCGTCTGAAGCTCGTGCAATTTCCATTTACGCGCGCGGCGGAGACGCCTATTTCCGGATCGGCGACGGAGAGCAGACCGCAACGGCGTCATCACATTACATCGCGTCGGGAGAGCGCCTCGAATTCAGCGTCTCAGATTTGTCGGAGCCGCACGTTGCTGCGATCGTTGGTCCCAGCGGGGCCAGCGCCACGCTGCACATCACGGAGCTTGTGTGATGCGGGTGCGCCTGCGACACCGCGCGACCGGTCTGTCGGGTCGCCCCGGCTGGCTGCTCAGCCCTGATGCGCTGATCGACATGGACTTCGCCGGGGCGCGCTACTTCGGCAAGCAGCTGGGCGATCTCACCGTCACGCGTGCCAGCGCTGGCTACGCTCAGGATCAGGCGGGCAATTGGCAGGCGTTCGGCGCAAACATTCCCCGGGTCACCAATCGCGGCCTGCTTGTCGAAAGCGCGCGCACGAACGCCATCCGCAACAACGCGATGCAAGGGGCAGTGGCTGGGACGCCCGGAACAGCTCCGGCTAACTGGCAGATCGCGACCGCCCTTAACGGGCTGGTCCGCTCGATTGTGGGAATTGGGACGGAGGCAGGCATAGATTATATCGATGTCCGGCTGGCCGGGACGACAACTGCCACAACCGCGTTTGATATTAACCCGGAGTCCTGGAACGCAGTCCCTGCGGCAGCCGGGCAACAGTGGAGCGGCTCAGCGTTTTTGCGAGTAGTCGGGGGATCAACCACGGGCCTCACCACTTGCTATTTGTGGCTGTATGAGCTGTCCAGCAGCGCGGGGTTTTTGGCTACATCTGGTGGCCAGATTACGCCAACGCCCACGATGGCGCGGCTGATCGGAACACGCACATTATCAAATGCGTCAGTGGCTTTTGTCCGCCCGATCCTACAACTGCAATTTGCCGCAGGGGCGAGCGTGGACATCACCCTACGCATCGGTTGGCCGCAACTCGAACAAGGCGGCTACGCCACCAGCCCGATCCGAACGACCGGGGCAGCTCAGACGCGTGCAGCCGACCTCATATCTTTTCCTGTTTCGGGCGTGCCGAATTCCTTTTCGGTCATCTGCTCGGCGGCTCACGCGCCCGCGCTTGGGCAAGGGCTACTGTGCAATCTCAAGACCTCCGGCTCACCTCACGTGATGTTCGGCAGCAGCGGCTCCCCCAACCTCGGACGCATGGAAATTGGTGACGGGCAGGGGTGGTCAGTGAACCGATCCAATACGCTGCTCACCCCCGGCCAACGGTTCAAGTCAGCATTTGCGTACACCACAAACTCGTCTCGCTTGTCGGTCAACGGCGGCGCGGTCACGTCCAACATCCCGAGCAGCGTCGTCGTTCCAAGCCTGATCTATCTGGGCAGCGCTTCTTGGGGTGCGCTGCAGTGGGGCGGGTACATCGAGCGGGTCACGCTGGTGCCAGCGTTCTTGACCAACACCGAACTGCAGGGGATCACACAATGATCGACCAGCTCCATGCCTATCCTGATCAGGCGACGGCTGAGGCGGCTTTCCCCCGGCCCGATGGGGAGGACGCCGCTGTCTGCTGGCTGGTGGGCACAGCCACCGTCATGCCGGTCACGATCCTGCTCGCCGGTCCCGAAGGCCCGGTGGCTCAGCCAGATTATTGGCTGGGCGTGTCTCTACCAGCGGCCTCACCGGAGGCGGATGCGCTTTGGTCTCTCCCCTCAGCACAGGTCGAACTGGCCCGCGCCGAGGGTGAGCCGACGCACTGGCTGACCTGCGTGACGCGTTCGCGCGTGGCGCCGGAGGTGGTGGCGGCTGTCGTCGGGGTGACCCCGCTGTTTGCGGGGTCTAGTTACGTCTTTGCGTCTCTCGCCAAAACGGTCACGGTTGATGGGGCCTGACGCCCCGCCCGATGCACACAGGCGGCTGCACGTTTTGCTGCCGCTCCTCTCTCGGGCGCGGTGCCCGAACCGAAGCGCTGATACTGGCGCCGACACAGGAATCCTCCATGACAAACACATTGACCCGTGCGGGGCTCTCCCGCGCGGCAGAAATCCTGCGCGCGGGCGCAGATGGTATCGCCCTCCTGCGCACGGTGATGGCGGTGGAGTGTCGCGGCTCCGGCTTCGACAGGCGCGGGCGTGTCCTGATCCTGTATGAACCCCACATCGCCTGGCGCGAGGCTGGCGAACCGGATCGGACAAGGCTTTCCGCGCGGGGGCTGGCCTATCCCAAATGGGGTCAGCGCCCCTATCCGAAGGACAGCTACCCGGCTTTCACGGCAGCGGCGGATATCAATCGGGAAATCGCCTGCCGCGCGTGCTCCTGGGGCCTCGGTCAGCTGCTCGGCACCAATCACAAGGCGGCGGGGTATCCCTCTGCGGTGGCCATGGCCTCGGCTTTCGCGGGTGGCGAAGATGAGCAGGCAGCGGCTATGGCCCGCTTCATCGTGGCCAATCCGGCCATGCACCGCGCGCTGCTGGCGCACGATTGGGCGGGTTTCGCCTCGCGCTACAACGGCCCCGGCTACGCGAAGAACGCCTATCACACGAAGCTTGCCGCTGCGAATGCCCGCTTTTCCCGCGACCCGTGGGCGGGGTTCGGCGGTCCTGCGACCGGCCGGACGCAGGTCGATACGTCGCGTGCGGCGAACAATGCTGCGGCCACAGGGATAGCGGGCGCGGTTGCAGCGCCTGCTGCCACCGTTGCCGTGCAATCCACGACGCAGCCCCCGCCGCCCCCCGATACCCCGCCCGCCGCGCCGTCGATCTGGCCGGCTGTGACACTGGGCCTCGTGTTCGCGCTCGTCGCGGGCGTTCTCATCTTCAAAGCCATCAAATCGCGCCCCTTCGAGCGCGCCCCGCAGGAGGGTTGAAATGGACTGGACCGATCTCGCAAAAATTCTCTCTCCGCTTGCGCCGCTTCTCGGTGGCGTCCTCGGTGGCCCTGCCGGCGCGGCGGCTGGTTCTGTTGTCGGCGGCATTGTCGGCAAGGCGCTGGGCGTTGAGCCCGAGCCGGGCGCTATCGCTGATGCGATCAAGGCTGACCCGGAAGGCGCGCGCGAAAAGCTCGCCCAAGCCGATGCCGACCACGGCGCTTCCGTCATCGAGATGGAAGCCCGGATGCTCGACACGATCAATGCGACGATGCGTGAGGAGATGAAATCCGAACACTGGCTGGCGTGGTGCTGGCGGCCGCTCTTCGGGATCACGTTCAACCTCGTCTGGACCATCCATGGGCTGCTGATCGGCTGGTGCATGTGGCAGCGCGATTTCAGTGTGATCGCGCGCATCCCTGACCTGACCGTCTTCTATGGCGTCGCGGGCGCAGCTGTCGGCATCTATGCGTGGCGGCGCACGGACGAGAAGAAGCTCGGCATTGCCGGGCCGGTTATCAGCATCGCCAACGCCGCCACCACCATCGCCAAGGCCGTCAAGAAATGAACGATATCACCTTGCCGCTGATGGCGTTTGTGACGCTGGCCACCATTCTCGCCTCGGCGGCCGCCTCGTGGGCGGTCACCAAGCGCCTCGCTGAAAACGCCGAGAAAAAGGCAGCTGCTGTCGAGAAGGATCTCGCGGACTTCAAGGTCGAAGCCGCCCGTCGTTTTGTCACGGACGAGATGCTGGCCAAGGTCGAGGAGCGCATTGTCGGCGCTATCGACCGGCTGGCTGACCGCCTTGATCGCATCATTGAAGGTCGTGTGAAATGAGAGCAACCGGCAAACATCTGTCGAAGGAAGAGCACGCTGCGCTCCGCACGCTCCTCCTCACCGGGATCAATCCGAGCCATGCCGCGCGGCAGCTTGGGATGGACCCCCGCACTGCCCGCCGCGCCGCCAAGGCGCTGTCGAGCGCCGCCCCTGCACCTGAAGCGCCTGCCGATCCTGTCGAGCTCCGTCGCCTGCGTGACCGGATCTCGGCAGTCGTGCGTGAGCGGGACGAGACGGCCCGCCGCGCCGCCAAGGCCGAGGATATCCGCGGCGCGGTGTTCGGCCTGGTGGATGGCCCCCTTGAGCCTGTCGCCTTTCCGGCGCTCGGACGGGGCGAGGCGAAGGCTGAAACAATCATCGTGTTCCTCTCCGATCTGCATTGGGGCGAGCGGGTCGATCTCGCGCAGATGGACGGGCTCAACAGCTACGGCCTCGATATCGCCCGCGCACGCCTCGCCCGGTGTTTCCGCACCATCGCCGATCTTTCGACCGCGCATTGGTCCGGCCCGCCCCCGGATCGGCTGATCCTGATCCTCGGTGGCGATCTGGTTTCGGGTGAAATCCACGCCGAGCTTGCAAAGACGAACGAGGCGCAGTCCATTCCCGCGGTGCGGGATCTGGTGGGCCACCTCGTGGCGGGGATCAACCTGCTCAAATCGAGCCTCGCCTGTCCGATCGATATCATCAGCCTTGCCGGCAATCATGGTCGCTCGACCATGAAGCCTGAGAGCAAGGGGTCGGCCGAGACGAGCTACGATATCCTCGCCTCGGATTTCCTTGAGATGCAGTTCAGGGATGATGCCCGCGTATCATTCTACACGCCGGCCTCGGTCGATGCGCTGTTCTCCGTCTATGGCTGGCGCATCATGGCAACGCATGGCGACCGTATCGGCTCGCGGGGTGGGGCCGGGTTCATCGGCCCGGCGGCGACGGCCGCGCGTGGCTTCAAGCGCATCGCGGCGGATTACGCGGCGCGCGGCATCCTGCTCGATCTTGTCCTGATCGGCCATTTCCACACGCCGCTCCAGCTTGAGGAGGGATTCGTCAACGGTTCTCTGCCGGGGCCGACCGAGTATTCCCGTGATGGCCGTTTCCGGCCTCACCAGGCGCAGCAGCTCTTTCTCGCCATCCATCCCCGCCGCGGCGTGACCCAGCATCGCTGGATCAAGGTGGGCGTGCCGGAAGAGGGAAGCCTCTATGCGCCGCCGCCTGATGATCGCCCGCTGCGCCCGCGCTTTCGCGTTCCCGCCATCACGACGAGGTCTCCGGTATGAGCGATGTGAAAACGGATGTGCTGGCCGAGGCACAGCGGATTGTCACCGGTGCCCGCCGTGCGGCCTATGGATCGCCCGAGGATAATTTCCGAAGGATTTCCGACCTCTGGAACACGCATATGCTCAACACCGGCCGCGCGGCGGTTTTCCAGCCGCGCGATGTGGCAACCCTGATGATCCTGATGAAGCTGGCGCGGCTGGCAGAATCTCCAGACCATCGGGATTCCATCGTGGATATCATGGGCTATGCGGCCTGTTATGCCGAGATGGTGCTGCCTCCCGGCGCGTGACGGCGGAGCATCGGGGCGCGCCAACGCCCCTCCGCCGCGGGGTTCCGTTTCCCGACGAACCCGCGAAGCCTCATGAAACGCGAAAAGGCTATCCGCCGTGTGCTGCGCACGCACGGTTTCGCTATAGCCTGTTCGTGGAATGTTCTCAATGGCAAGTGACGATTTCCGGCGGGTTGATCCCGTCTCTCCACCGGCGGCCTATATCGGCGGCAAGAAGCAGCTGGCGGCGCGGTTGGTATCCCTGATCGAGCGCGTGCCACACCGGACCTATGCCGAACCCTTTATTGGCATGGGCGGGGTGTTTCTGAGGCGCCGTCTTGCTGCGCCGGCCGAGGTTATCAATGACCTGTCAGGCGATGTCTCGACGCTCTTCCGAATTCTGCAACGGCACTATGTCCCGTTTATGGATATGCTGCGGTTCCAGTTCACCAGCCGCAGGGATTTCGAGAGGCTGATGACCACAGATCCAGCAACCCTCACCGATCTGGAGCGGGCTGTTCGGTTTCTTTACCTGCAGCGCACGGCTTTCGGCGGCAAGGTCGCGGGGCGCAACTTCGGCATGTCGCCCGGAATGCCGGGCCGTTTCGATGTCACGAAGCTGGGCCCGATGCTTGCGGATATCAATGAGCGGATGGCTGGTGTCATCATCGAGAACCTGCCCTTCGATTCCTTTATCCGACGCTATGACGGGCCAGATGTTCTGTTTTACCTCGATCCGCCCTATTGGGGTTCAGAGGGCGACTATGGCAAGGATATGTTCGGCGTGGATGACTTTGTCCGCCTTGCCGGGCAGCTCTCCGGTATCTCTGGGCAATTTATCCTCTCTATCAATGACGAGCCTGCCGTGCGTGAGGTCTTTTCGGGCTTTGCCATGGAGGTGGTGGATCTGGCTTACACGATCAGCAGCGGCGGCCCCAAGTGCGTGCGCGAGCTGATCATCACGCCACATGATCTGCCGTTGCGCGATATTTCACAGCAAAGCCTTTTTGGCTGACAACATCTGCCCCGTTGCCGGTTCGCCGGTGGCGGGGCTTTTTGCGTTTTTGGGTGCGACAATCGTCGAAAATTCTCCATGCATTTCAGTGATGGAAGGTGCGACAAATCGCACTTGTTTACCGTTGAATCTATTGAATTGGATTGCGACCCTTGGGAGCGCCAATCATGCCCGAAATGCATGAATTTTCACGTCTTTTGCGCCATGCCGCCACAGCATTCGATGCTTTGGTGAGCAATTTGGTGATAGATTCGGTGATAAAGACTCCCCGATACGGGGGCAATCGCATGGGCCGGATCAGTTCTACTGGCATCAAATTCATGACGAGCCGCGATGGCTTGTGGATTTACCACCGGGCCATTCGGGCAGACCTTGCACGGCATATTGAGGGTTCGATCAAGCTCTCCTGGCGCGGGAAGGTGGCCTCGATCTCGGGCAAGAAGGTCATCAAGATCGCGCTTGGCACCGATGATCGGACCGAAGGTGCGATGCGCCATGCGGAGGTTCATGCGCAGATCGAGCGTTTGATTGCCAAGGCCAAATTGAAGGCCCTGGCGGAGGCACCGACGGCGGTGGAAGGGCGTCTTTCGCACGAACAAATCAGAGCGATAGGCGAATCCATCAAGCATCGCGACCTTGCCGAGGATGACTTCCTTTCCGTCGATGACGGCAGCGGCGACGACATTCTTCTGGAAGATGGCACGCCAACCACATGGTTTGACGTGCTTGAACAAGTCGAACAGGGGCAGCTTGAGAAGACCCGTGACGCGCTGAAAAACCGCGATCTTTCCAGCCTCCTCGACCCTCAGGTGCTGACCGATGAAGATGGGGAATCCATCGAAATCGAGCCACCCTTGGACCGCGAACTGGAATCCGTCGGCATCGTGCTCCCGCCGGATCATCCTGATCGTCGCATTCTAGCTTTGGAAATTCTGCGCGCAAAATCTCAGGTGCTGGACGCAAAACAGAAGCGCCGTCAGGGCGAGGTCATTCCAACCCCACCCAAGCCCGTGATTGAAAAGCCGGTAATGGGCCTTCCGATCAGTCAGGCATTCCAGAAATTCTCAATCCAGCGTGAATTACGTCCAAACACGCGCGATGATTATGAAAATCAGGTCAAAAGGTTCGTCTCGCTTCATGGCGATCTTGCTGTCGAGATTATCGACAAATCGCACCTGCGTGCATTTGGTGAAATGCTCCGCGATCATCCGCGCCGCCTGCCCAAGCATTTGATCGGAGCGCCACTGCCGGAAATCGCCCAATTTGGCCGGGACAATCCCGAGTTGCCCAGGCTTTCACCCCAGACCATCAATGATCGTAGCTTAGGCGCGATCGGCGCGATCTTGGGCTGGGCGGTGGAAAACGGAATCGTCGATCAGAATGCGCGCTCGGGCGTGAAGCTCTCCATGCCGAAAAAGAGGAAGGGGACGAAAGAGCGCGTCGGCTATGATGACGATGATCTGAAGCTGATTTTCAGCCAGCCGTGGTTTTCCGGCGGGAAAATCCCTCGCGGCGGCGGCGGAAAAGCGGCAATCTGGATGCCGCTGATCGCTGCGTTCTCTGGTGCGCGCTTGACGGAGATATGCCAGCTCAAAACAGCCGATATCCGATCGGAAACAGCCCCTTCAGGTCGAAAAATCACATATTTCGATTTTGCTGAGGGCGAAGATAAATCGCTCAAGAACGATGGGTCAGAACGGCGGGTGCCTATCCATCCGGAACTGATCCGCCTTGGTCTCCTCGATTATGTCGAGGATCAGCGGAAGAAAAAGATCGACCGGCTCTTCCCGGAAGTATCATCCAAGGGACCGCAACTTTCGTCCGCCTGGTCCAAATGGTTCGGCAAGACCATGCGCGAGGCCGGCATCACGGACACCAGAAAAGTGTTCCACAGCTTCCGGCACCGGTTCAAAACCCAGCATCGCGCCTGCCATATCCTCGAAGCGGTTGGCGATGCCATCACTGGCCACGCGTCAGAAACGGTCGGCGGCGATTATGGCGAGGTGACCCTCGAGACCAAGGCCGAGGCGATGGACCTGCTGATTTATCCCGGATTGAACCTGAGCCATGTGAAGGCGTGACCGAATCAAGTGAACGCTACTTCACCTTATTGATGTAATTGGCGATCATCCTTGCATTTCGATTCGTTGGCGGGTTTTGTAATTGCGAAGACTAAGCAGAGTTTGCGTTAGGGTGGGTCTAGGACATGCTTTCGGGTGAAGACAATCGCAAGGTGACGTTCAATTGGCTCGCGACCTTTTTGAAAGATCACGGGTTCCAATTTTCTAAATGCGGCTTCAAGCGCCTGACCGAAATGGGAAACCATGAGTTAGACGCGACGACCGGATATTGGAAAGACCCGCAATATTCCGGCTCAAAGCCTCCTCGCTTTCTTTTTCAGATTGACCTGACCAAGACACCCATTTCGGCGAGTTTGCCCAATGACCTTGAGTTCATTGGTGTTGGATTTGTGCATGCGGCCGGCGCCGACAAAGCGGCGTTAGCTCTGCGAATCCTACCGATGATGAAGGTTGCAGGAGGTTCATTTCAACGCGCGGATGAGTTTGAGGCAAACCTGCTGTTCGTGCTTCATGGCGCTTTTGAAAATGGCGGCGCTGCTGATCCGGTCACGTTCAATCCAAAGTCAGGCGCCTTAGTTCATCATACGAACAAGGAGCACAAAGGTAAGCCGTATATCTTGGCGGCCTTATTGGGATTGAAGCCACGTGAGGCTGAATTCAATGCCGGCACAGACGACACTCCAAAGCTTGTGACTTACGGTGACATGATCGATGCGCTCGTTGCAGCCATTCTTGTTCACCCTGAGGGCGCCACTGCGACCCAAATTCCAGTTTACGACCTGTGCGCAGAAGGCGAGTCTGAAAGGCTTAAGTCGGACATCAAAGTCGCGTGGGACAAGGCGGGGCCTGCACCTATTGCGGCGCAGAACATAAGCAATGCCAATAAAAAAGACACGGATGATGAGGCTGTCGAGCAATTTGATCTGGCAGATCTCGATGTGCCTGAAAATCCAGATCTCATCGGCATAGAGCCCTCTGTCTATCGCCAAATTAATGCTGCTTTGAAATCCGGAAAGCAGCACATCATGTTCTACGGACCTCCCGGCACAGGCAAAACCACAATCGCCCGCTGGGTCGCTGCCAGCCTTCCGGGCGGGGATTACGATCTCCTGACGGGTTCTGCGGATTGGAGTTCGCAGGATGTCATCGGCGGGTATCAGCCGGTCGGGGACGGAGAGGTCGATTTTATTCCGGGGATTTTGCTGCGCCGATTCAATTGTCCGTTCATATTTGACGAGATGAATCGATGCGACATCGACAAGGTTATTGGTCCACTATTTACTGTTTTGTCCGGGCAGCAGACGACGCTTCCTTACAGGCTCGACATCAAGAACAAGAACAGTCCGCAATACACAATTCTGCCTTATCCAAAAGCCAACGCGGAAGAGCATGAATTTGCACCAGGCATCGCTTGGCGCTTGCTCGCAACCATTAATTCGATCGACAAAGCCTCCCTGTATCAAATGTCGTTTGCACTGAGCCGCCGGTTTGGCTGGGTCTTCATTGATGTGCCTCGGGACTTACGCGGCTTCCTTGTCGAGTATCTTCGAAGGAAGGATCCTGCATTTGTTGAGCCTGAAGTTGGTGATCAATGCCCGCTACAGTTAGTATGGGAAGCAATAAATAAGGTTCGCGTCTTCGGACCAGCCCCTTTTATTGACACGATCAATGCCATTCGTGTGCTCGCACCTAAGGCGCCGTTTTTTGGGGTTGTGGCACCAGAAATGAAAGAAGCTGCAATTGACGCAATCAACTTAGCGGTTCTTCCGATGTTGGATGGAATTCGCCTTGGTGATGCTACCTCCATCGGCGAAGCATTGATCGCGGCATTCCAATTAGAGGGCAGCCAGGCTGACGGTATTCGCGTTCGAATGAAGGAAGTTGCCATCTAATGCAGCCGGACACAGCGATCGTAGATTTCGCGGCCTCGCTGTTTCTTCGGTATTTCCGCAGCGGATCATTGATTGAAGGGCAAAGTCCTACGATCAATGCGGCTCGTGACGTGGAGATGCTCAAGGGGCACTGGGCAATTTCCCAGCCCGTCAGAAATCTAATTGAGCATATACTTGATTATCCACATGAGGCGCAGGCGCTCCTGATGCATAAGGAGCGCATTGATGATGCCGTCGCCAGAGGCCGGATTGATGCTAGACGCACGGTGCTATTGCGGCAGCGCTCGGGATTGCCTACGGCAATTGCCTCGATGGAGCCTGTTCGAAGCTTTAACACTGGGCCGAACGTCATTTTGGCATGGGTGTTAAAAGAGGTTATGTGAACCGCCCCGGGTTTGCCGGAGGCCATTTGGTTTAAGTTATGCGGCCATAGCTGGCTGGTCCAGCGTGGCGTAATAGCGCTCCTCGGCCTCAGCAGGCGGGATGTTGCCGATCGGCTCCAGCAAC